TCAGCCGCCGAGCAGCCCCTGATCGCGCAGTTCACGGACCACCCGGTCGCTCAGCTCGCGGATCTCATCTGCCGTCAGACCCTTAGTCGTGGCGACCGCTACCAGCCGGATGACATCCCTGGCTTCGGCGTCGATCATCTCGGGAGGGATGTCTGAAACCACGACATCGGGGTTGCCCTCCATGGGCTCGACGGACACCGGCCCGCGGCCTTCCAGGATGGCGGCGCAGCTCCCAGGCGCCCAATGGAGCAAGCCGTCGATCTTCACGTAGTTGGTGACGCGGATTGGCATGCCCTTTTCGACACGCTGCCAGGTGCCTTTGGATGTGCCGCCGGCCTGGGCGTTCTTGTCGTTGAGCGCTAGCCCGAGCTGGAGGCGGCGCTTGCGCGCCGTCTCGGCGAGGCGGTCAAGGTCACTGGGTGCCATGGGGTCATCTTCGCAGGACTCGCCGGGACCAGCTAGGACTAGCTAGGGAAACGGCCGGAATTTTAACCCAGCGTTGCCCCAGGTCAGCGGGTATCTACCGTTCAGTAGTGTCCAGCCCTGGGTACTTCATGGGCAGGTATGGGTAGACGACGTGGGCATCTGTGGGTAACTTCTAGGCATGCATCAACCCCCAACCACCTTCGAGGTGGACGGGGCGGCCATATGCACCAAGCGCATGCAAGCGGGGCTAGAGGTCCAACAGCTCGCCGAGCAAGTGGGCATCACCGCGAACTACCTGCGAAAGCTCGAACGAGGCACTCGCAGCCGCATGGGCCCGAGCAAGTACAGCCGTCTCCGTGCCGCTCTCCAGGCGACCGACGAAGACCTCCTCGCCCCCACAGAGGACCCCACAGAAAGGAAATGAAGTGGCCAGCAAGGCTTACACCCTGCCCAGTGAGCCCAAGGACCTGAACGCCCCGTACTTCAGCCTCCAGGAGGTGGCGTTCCTCCTCAAGGTCAGCGTGAAGACGGTCCGGCGACGGATCAACGAGGACGGCTACCCCCACAGCCGCTCCAACGGCGACTCCGGCACGATCCGGGTCAGCCGCGAGGACCTCGACTACTACTACCAGGCCGGCCGGGTCCACCCCACGCCGATCCGGCGCCCTCGCCGCGCCAAGCGCCAGCCGGCATCGAAGCCGCAGGCCGCCCTCGCCGCCTAGCCGGCTATGCGGGCCGACGCCGGGCTCCTACACCCGACGACCGGCCCTCCGAGATCCACCCCTCTACACGCAATCACCTGCGAGAGAGATGAGGACCCCGTGTCCAACAACGTTACCGTCGCCCCCGCCCGCCGCGAGTACGGCGTCGCCATCCCCTTCGACGACGTCGACGGCCCGAACGCCCTGATCGTCCGTACCGGAGCGAGCCGGAAGGCCATCGCGAAGGCCGCGGCCGCCGAGGACCCGAGCGCCGTCGTGTACGAGCGCCGCCTCGGCTCCACCGTCTGGACGGAGGCCGCCTGATGATCACCCTCCCCTCCACCCAGGTTCCCGTGCCCGACGCGGTGGCCCTGCTGATCGGCCAGCAGATCCCGAAGCACGTGCTGGACGCCGAGATCGAGGCCGTGACCCTCGCCTACCGCATCAGTCTCTGCCGGAAGCCGGAGACCGTCCAGGCCCGCGAGTACAACCTCGGTCAGCTGGCCCGGGCGAACAAGACGCTCGCCGCCTACAACCCGAAGCTCGTCGTCACCCCCGGGAGCGCGGCATGAGCGCCCGGGAAGACCTCCGCGACTGCTTCCTGAGCGACAGCCGGGACCGGTTCGAGACCGTCGCCGACGCCTATCGCGCCGAGATCCTGCGCGAGGTCGCCGACGAGATCGAAGCCATCGACTTCCACCCGAACGCCGCCGGAAGCTTCCTGGGAGTCTGCCGTCAGCTGGCGAGCAGGTTCCGCCGCAAGGCCAACGAAGGCAGCACCCCGTCGGACGGCGCGTGGAAGCCGTGGGGCGGCCACGACCGGTACTGCGCCTACGTCGCCGGCGTCGGCAAGTGCAACTGCGCCGAGACCCCCGTGGACGCGCCCCTCCCCTCCGTCCCGCAGCAGAGGGGTGAGGCGTCATGACCCCCAACCCGATCGAGCAGCTGGACGTGCCGCTCGCTGACGTGGAGCTGCAGATCGCCGTGCTCCGCGCCTCCCAGACTCGCCACGCCGCCCTCGGCAACGAGGACGAGGTCGTCGCGGACGGAGACGCCATCTACATGCTCCGCCACCCCGAACTCTGCTCGAGCGATGCCGACTACCCAGGTTGGGTTCCCGGAGGAATCAAGTGAGCCACCCGAATGAAGGCACCCCCGTCATACCGATCTGGCTGGCGGTCCCCGGGTACGAGAACAGCTACGAGGTGAGTAGCCAAGGCCAAGTCCGATCACGACCTCGGCCGACGACCAGGGGCGGCATTCTCAAGGCCAAGGTTGGCAGGGTGGGCTACCCCAGGGTCTCGCTCTGCGCCAATGGAGTACAGCGGACCTGGCTCGTACACCAGGTTGTCGCAGTCGCCTTCCTTGGCCCGCGTCCGGCCGGCCAGGAAGTGCGGCATCTGGACGGCGACCCGCTCAACAACGCGGTCTCGAATCTGGCGTATGGCACACGCTCGGAGAACGCCCAAGACAAGCAGCGCCACGGCACGGATCACAACGCCAGAAAGACGCACTGCCCCCAGGGGCACCCCTACGACGAGGAGAACACCTCCCGATACAGCGGGCGTCGAGCCTGTCGAGCTTGCGTTCGCGCGTACCACCGCCGCCTGGCCCGCAGCAAGCGGGATGCACAGAGCACCGCCGCCAAGCAGGCCGCCTCATGACCCCGCAGACGGCGATCGTGTCCGCACTCCTCTGTGACCCGGCCGCGAAGCCCACCCGCCCCCTCGCCCTCACCGCCCCCGACCCGGACTTCACGGCGTCGATCCGCGACGGGCACACCGAATCCCTCGACGACTGGACCCGACGAGTCCTCGGACAGGAGGCCGGCCAGTGACCCGCGCCTGGTGCCAGCTCGCCGGCGTCACCGCCGCATCCGTCGCCCTGCTGGCCCTCGGCCGCCACCTCAACCGGAGTCCCCGATGACCTACGAGCCGCCCGCCCAGGCCGTCGAGAACGGCCACTCGCTCGACTGGGACCCGCCCGCCGCAATCACGGCCGTGGACCGCTGGACATGCCGCGAGTGCTCCGCAACGGCCCTCCGCTACCGCCTCGTCGAGTACGGCGATGCCACCGAAGTCCGCTGCCCGCAGGCCGCCTGATCGCGCCGGGCCCAGCAGTGACCCGACCTGCCGGCCCGGCGGCACAACCCCCAGCAGGACGCCCCGTCGAGGCGAATTCGACGGGGCGCACCCCAAGCATCCCAGAAGGAGCAGCAGTGACCCAGATCAGCTTCCCCCTCAAGGACGCAGTCGAGGCCCTCGACCGGTTCCTCAATGACGGCGACCGCGAGCACAACGGGCGCCGCATGAGCCGCACCATCCTCGACGCCAAGGGCGACAACACCCTCGCCGTCATCCTCGACCCCGCCGAGCACCGCGAACTCCTCGACGCCTACCACGCCTTCCAGGCCTCGCAGACACCCAAGGACGACGCCGACCTCCCCGCCGGCTACCGGCCCTACCTGCACTCCCCGAACGCCACCACCGACCGGCTGCTGCCCACCGAGCCACTCCAGGCCCCGCTCTCCTACGCCATGTTCCGCAAGCCGTTCGACGAGCTCACCCAGGCCGAGCAGGACCAGGTCACCTTCGCGGCCATCGGCTGCCTCATCCGCACCACCCTCGACGCCGACTCCCAGGGCGCCGTCCCCATCCTCATGATGAGCCACGCCCAGGACGACCCCGAGCCCCGTCAGCACTGGCAGCTCGCCTACAAGACCGATGTCGACGGCCTCTTCCTCCGGGCCACCGACAACGGCTTCTTCGGAGCCGAGTGGGCCATCGTCACTGGAAGCGGCTGGAGGCTCTTCTCCGGCTGGTGGTCGCGCGACGACGCCGCCCGCGCAGCCGACGCCATCGCCCGAGTCCTTCCCTACATCGACTGGATGACGGCTACCTCGGACTCGTTCAACGAAGCCTCCCGCGAGGCCCTCGGCAAGGTGCTCCGCCGGTACCACGTGACCGGCCTTCGCGAGGACCAGCCCGAGCCCGCGCCGGTCGCCGCCGCCTGACCCACCCCCAGACCGGCGCGTCGAGCCTCCCCCGGCTCCGCGCCAGCCAGGGCCCGCCCCCCCCGAAACGGGGCGGGCCCTGGTTCCTCACACCCTCAGGAGCCCCAGATGCAGAACATGAGCCGCCAGGAGCTGCTCGACCTGCTCGACGACATCCGCCAGCGCGTCGCCGAGGGGGACAGTTTCGAAGGCCACATCCGCTACCTCATCGCTGACCGGACCTCCCAGCACCCGTTCGACGTCACCGCGCTCTACCGCATCGGCAACCGCGGTGGACAGGGCGGCACCCGACTCATCGGCGCCGAGCAGCTGGACGGTGCCGCGTGATCACCTGTGCCCGCTGCACCGACACCTGCGGCCCGTTCATTCGCCAGCCCGAAGGCCCCGTCTGCGAAGACTGCCTCGACGCCCAGGACGGTGCCCAGTGACCGACGCCGTGACCCCGCTGCACGACATCGCGCACTACGCCCTCGAGACGGCCCCGACGTTCGACGTCGCTCTCCAGGAAGCCCGCGCTTCCCTCACAGAGCACGCCACCGCAGACATCCACGACCACCACGAGACGATCGCGGCCGCCGTCGCGCTCTACATCCGCCTGCACCACTTGGTCGCCGCACTCGACGCTCAGGCAGACACCCAGTGACCGCCGCCGGGGGCGAGGTCGAGCCCGGCCTGTACGACATCCCCGCCGAGCTGTACCACTCCGACCCCATCCCCGGCGGCAGCCTCTCCTCCACCGGCATCCGGCGCCTCACCGACTGCCCCGCCCGCTTCAAGCACTTCCTCGACCACCCCGAGCCCTACAAGCCCGCCTACGAGTTCGGTACCGCCGCCCACACCGTCATCCTCGGCGACGGGCCCGAGCTGATCGTCGTCGACGCCGACCGCTGGGACACCAAGGAGATCAAGGCCCAGGTCGCCGAGATCCGCGCCGCCGGCAACGTGCCCCTCAAGCGCGAGGCCAAGCAGCGCATCGACGACATGGCCGAAGTCCTCGCCTCCTACCCCGAAGCGTCAGAACTCTTCACCCCCGGTAGCGGCATCGCCGAGCAGTCCGCGTTCTGGCCCGACAAGCACGGCACCTGGCTCCGGACCCGCTTCGACTGGCTCCGCGACACCGAGATCGTCGACTACAAGTCCGCCCGTTCCGTCCACCCCGACGCCATCCAGAAGGCCATCTACCAGCACGGCTACTTCCAGCAAGACCCGCACTACCGGCGCGTGGCCATCGAACTCGGCCTCATCCCGCCGCACGGCGCCTTCAAGTTCGTGATGCAGGAGAAGGACCCGCCGTACCTAGTGCAGGTCGTCGAGATCGACTTCCCGGCCCGTGTCATCGGCGACGAGATGAACCGCGAAGCCATCGACATCTACCGCAACTGCCAGGCCACAGGCGAGTGGCCGGGCTACAGCCTCACCACCCTGCACGTCTCGCTCCCGCCCTGGTTCGAGCGCAAGTACATCGAGGAGAACTCGTGAGCCAGCTGCCCCCGCCCGTCCGCCGAGCACAGCCCCGGCAGGAGACTCCCGACACCAGCGCCGAACTCGACTTCCGGCCCGCCACCAAGGACGGCCGCAAGGTACGGATCTCCATCCAGGGAGTGTCCGGATGCGGCAAGACCAAGACCGGGCTGTCCGTCGCCCACGGACTCGCCGAAGGCGAACGGTTCGGCGTCATCGACACCGAGCACGGGGCCTCCTCCCTGTACGTCGGCGAGAACGGCATCCACTTCGACACCCTCTGCATGGACCGCTACGACCCCCGGGACCTCATCAAGGCGCTGGAGACGGCAGCGAAGGTCGGCTACCCGGTCATCAAGGTCGACTCCCTCAGCCACTTCTGGAAGGGCGCCGACGGCACCCTCGACCAGGTCGAGAAGGCGGCCACCCGGTACGGCGGCAACAGCTTCGCCGGCTGGAAGGACGGCACGCCGCTCCAGAACGACATGGTGCAGGCGCTGCTCACCTACCCCGGGCACGTCGTCGCCACCATGCGGTCCCAGACCGAGTGGGTCCTCCAGGAGAACGCCCGCGGCCGGCGCGAGCCCGTGATGGTCGGCATGCGCGCCGAGCAGCGCAAGGGCATCGAGTACGAGTTCGACATCGCCGCCGAGATGGACATCACCAACCGGCTCCGCTTCCTCAAGTCCCGATGCCCGGCCCTGCACCAGCAGATCCTCGAACGCCCCGACGGCGCCCGCGACATCGCCAAGCCCGTCCTCGACTGGCTCCGCAGCAACCCCGCCCAGTAGCCCAGCCCCGACCGGAAGGACACCGCTATGACCCGCCGCCTCTCCCCGGCCGAACGTCTCGCCTCCGCCGAGAAGGACCTGCTGCTCGAGGACATCGCCGACCAGTCGAGCTGGGACCGGTTCCTCGTCGAGCAGGCCGTCTTCCACTACGGCACCCGCCACGACGATTTCTCCGCCAACGACCTCCGCGACGTGCTGCCCGAGCTGTCCCACGGCTTCCTCGGCGCCGCCATCAACAGCCTGCGGACCGCCGGGATCATCGAGCACACCGGCCGGGTCGTGCCCTCCACCCTCGGCTCCACCCACGGACACCGGATCTCCGTCTGGCGACTGAGTGTCAAGGGCCGGGTCATAGCCGAAAAGCGCCGCGCCGGAGCCCAGCAGGCGAGGCGGGCGGCATGAGGTTCTTCGGCCGCCGAGCCAGCTACCGCGCCAACCGCTTCAGGGCCGAGATCGACATCCTCACCGACCTCAGACGGTGGCGCCGCACCGACAGCACCCGCATCTGCCAGGCCCTCTACGACCTCCCCGCACGACAGCCCGACTGGAAGGAGACAGGACAGTGAGGCACTACGGAGCAATCGGCGCCACCCACCTCCGGCCCATCCGGGGCGGCTACATCCAAGCCCCCGGCACCGAGACCACCACCCACGACATCGACTGGGTTGCCGTCGAGCGCGCCATCAACAGCCCTGACTGCCGCATCGAGCTGAACCTCGCGGAGAGGCGAGCGGCGTCCCTGCTCATGCTCCACGCCGGCTACTCGCCGCGAGAGATCTCCACGCGCCTCTGCATCTTCCAGCGCCAGATCGAGCGATGGAGGCACGACGGCAAGCCTCTCGTGATCGAGCCGGTCGAGCGCACCTGCAGCGTCGCTGGCTGCGATGAGAAGCACCGAGCCCACGGCCTGTGCTGCCGCCACTACGACGAGACGCGCCGATCGGCCAGCAAGCAGGTGGCCGCATGAGCACCGGCGAGCCCCGCCGGCTGGAGATCGTGCCGCCGCCACACCCGAAGACGACACCCGGGTTCTGCGAGACCGGACAGCCCATGTGCCAGCAGCCCGCCCGACTGTACGCCGCGGGGTGGCGGTGCCGGGACCACCAGCCCAGCACGCCCCAGTACGACGCCGCTTAGACCGCCGATCACCTCAGCCGGAAAGAGAGACCAGTGAGCAAAGAGGCCATGGAATGGGTGGTGGAAGCGGCGCCCGACGTGTCGACTCACTGGCTTCCCGTCCTCATGGGGCTGGCGCGGCACGCAGACGAACTTGGCCGCGGCGCCCACCCGTCCCAGGAACTGCTCGCCGAGTACGCGCGGAAGAGCGATCGGGCCGTCCGGAACGACCTTTCGAGCATGAACAAGGCCGGCCTGATCCGTCCCGGCGACCCGCAGATCGTCGACTACATCCCGTCCGATCGACGTCCTCTTGTATGGGATCTCGCACTCGAGCGACGGCGGGTCCTGACGGCCACCGACTGGAAGCCCACTTCCGGCCGGTCCGGGCGGAAGCCCACTTCCACCCGGTCAACCCTCGGTAACACCCCCGAGAACGACCAAAACCCCAGGTCAGAGAAGAACGACCGGAAGTCCACTTCCACCCGGACCGACCGGAAGCCCACTTCCACCCGTAACGACGAGTTCCGGATAGACAAAACCGCAGGTCAGGAAGGAACGGGTGGAAGCCCACTTCCACCAAAGCTTTCTAACTACGTAAGCAAGCAGCAGCAGGCGACACGAATCCCGGACTGGGCACAGCCTCTCCTCGATGCCCTCCACATGAAGGGCATCACCGTCGGCTGGGGCCGGCTCAGCACCCTCCAGTGGATCGCCGTACAGCAACTGATCAAGAGCCACGGCACCCCGTACCTGGTCCACATCGCAGCCTCCCGCTGGAACCCGAAGAACCCGATCCGCTTCGGAACCCTGCTCCTCGACATCTGGCACGAGTACCCGGCACCTCCCCCCGGATCGCCCTGGCACCCCGGCACCCCTGCCAGAAAGCAGCCCTCCAGCAGCAAGCCGCCCCACTGCGGACACCCCGACTGCGACCCCGTCTCCCGCACCCGGGAGATCGAACACGACAACGGCCTCAGAACCCTTCAGCACTGCCCCGACTGCCACCCCGCCAGCAAAGGACAAGCCGCATGACCGAGCCCGCCTGGGAGCCCGACCTCCTCGAGGAGGAGGCCCCCATCCAGGACGCGCCCCCGCACAACGCCGACGCCGAGAAGGCCATCCTCGGTGCCATGCTCCTCGACCGGAGCATGATCGAACCCGTCGCCGCGGCCCTCGCCGGGCCTGCCGACTTCTGGGTCCTCCGCCACCAGACCATCTACCGCACCATCACCGACCTGTACTCCGCCAGCCGCGACCCCAAGATCGACCCCATCACCGTCGCCGCCGCTCTCCTCGCCAACGGCGAACTCGCCAAAGTCGGCGGCGCCCCCTTCATCCACCAGCTCGCCCACACCGTCCCCTCCGCCTCCAGCGCCACCTACTACGCCGACATCGTCCGCGAACACGCCCAGCTCCGCGCCGTCCTCGAAGCCACCCGCCGCGCCACCCAACGCGCCCTCACCGCCGCCTCATCCGCCGCCGAGATCCTCGACGCCGCCATGGCCGACCTCCAGGCCGCCGCAGCCGGCACCGCATCCGCCGACGTCAAGCTGTCCGTCGGCGAACGCTGGCTCGGCTTCATGCTCGAACTCGAAGCCGGCGCCGACCCCCGAGCACTCGACACCCCATGGATGGACCTCAACGAGGTCATCGAGCTCAAGCCCGGCCAGCTCGTCACCGTCGGCGCCGCGACCGGAGGCGGCAAATCCCTGTTCGGCATGAACCTCGCCGCACACGTCGCCCTCACCCGCGGCAAGCCCGCCCTCGTCGCCTCCATGGAAATGGGCGGCAGCGAACTCATGGCCCGCCTCACCGCAGCAGAAGCCGGCGTCAGCCTCGACCACCTCATCCGCCGCCGGATCTCCGACGACGACTGGGCCAAGATCTTCAAAGCCGGGCCGCGACTCCAGCACGCCGAGAACTTCATCCTCGACGACTCACCGAACCTCACCCTCGGCAAGATCCGGGCCCGCATGCGATGGATGGCCTCCCGCGGCACCGCACCCGCCATCGTCGTCGCCGACTACCTCCAGCTCATGACCCCCGAGAAGGCCAAGCCCAACGCCAACCGGGCCAACGAAGTCGCAGACCTTTCCCGCGGACTGAAGCTCCTCGCCATGGAGTTCGAGATCCCCGTCGTCGCCCTCGCCCAGTTCAACCGCGGCGCCGCCGGTCGCCAGCCCGTCGTCACCGACTTCAAGGACTCCTCAGCCATCGAGCAGGACTCCAACGTGATCCTCCTGATGCACAAGCCGACCAACGACGACGGCACCCCCGACGACGAACGAGCCGGCGAGATCGACGTCATCGTCGCGAAGAACCGCAACGGCGCCACTGGCCGCATCGTCCCGCTGATCTTCCAAGGCCACTACGCCCGGCTCCGCTCCATGGGCCCGAGGTGACCGGCATGCTCCAGGACGACATCGACTCCCGCTGCCTCGTCGAGTCGATCACCGACGACATCGAGACCGCGCGGCTCCGCCAGCAGCACCAGGCGACCAGCGGCCTTGCCGTCGAAGCCCTCCCGACCGTCTACCGCGGCACCGTATTCCGCTCCGCACTCGAAGCGTCCTGGGCCGCCACCCTCGACAGTCTCGGCCTCGCCTGGGAGTACGAGCCCACCACCGTCACCCTCCCGTCTGGCGTCCGCTACATCCCCGACTTCCACCTGCCGCAGATAGGCGTCTGGCTGGAGGTCAAGGGAAACGGCGTCCCGCGCGTCGAGAAGGCCATCGAGTACGGACAGTCCCTCGCCTGCGACTGCCCCAAGTTCGCCTGCACGTGCCGCTGGATCGGCGGCGAACTCGTCCTCATCGGCCACCCGCCACGCTCCTGGATGCCCGACTACGACGAAGACGACCACCGCTCGAACTGGGCGAAGGCAATCACGGCGCGGAACCACGGCGGCCACCCTCGCTGGACCTCAACACGTGGCCGCGCCGCATGGCTTGCCTACTGCGCCGACTGCCACCACGCCACCTGGTTCGACTCTCCGCACTGCCGCGCCTGCAAGCGCCGGCTCATCGGCGCCGAAGGGCTCGAGTCCGGCAATCAGCAGATCCGCTTTCACCGCATCACCGGCATTGCCGCACCCGACAACGACACCCCCGCCCCCTGAAGGGAAGCAACGTGACCACGACTCCCCGCCGCAAGCGCCCCGCCCTCAAGGTCCGCGTCGTTCACCGCGCCGACGGATGGCCGCTGCCCGACTACTCCGGTCCCGCGGACTGCACCACCAACTCCCAGCGCGAGCAGGACGGCCGGTCCGCCTGCAACGACACCCCCGTCTGGAAGGTCGTCGAGGACCACGGCATGCACCTCACCATCGGCTTCTACTGCGACGCCGACCTGCCCGACGAGCACCGGCACCTCGCCCGCATCCCCGCCTGACCCGCCCCGCCACCACACACCCAGGAGACCTGATGCCCGACCTGTTCGCCGGCCCCGGCGGCATCGATGTAGCCGCCCGCCAACTCGGCATCCACCTCACCGGCATCGAGCGGGACGCCAACGCTGTGGCGACACGGCGCTCGGCCCTCCTCGACACCGTCCGTGGCGACGTCCGCGACTTCCGCCCCGTCGACTTCGACGAGGACGTCCTCGCCGGCGGGCCGCCCTGCCAGACGTTCAGCATCGGCGGCAACGGCAACGGCCGCGCCGTCCTCGACATCCTCCTCGCCGCGGTGAAGACGGCCGGGGCCCGCGGGTTCGTCACCACCCCCGCCGGGCTCGACGACCGGACCAGCCTCGTCCTCGAACCCCTCCGCTGGATCTTGGAGGCAGGCAACTCCCGCTACCCGTACCGGGCGATCGTCCTGGAGCAGGTCCCCGCGGTCCTCCCGATCTGGCAGGCCTACGCCGAGGTGCTGGAGGCGCGTGGCTACAGCGTCGCCTGCGGGGTTCTGTGCGCCGAGGAGTACGGCGTACCCCAGACCCGCAAGCGCGCAGCCCTGGTGGCCCGCCTGGACGGCCCCGTGGCCCTGCCCGCGCCGACACACCGCCCGTACCTGCGGAACACCCCGCAGTCCGCCGGTAACCCGTGGCTGTTGCCCTGGGTGTCGATGGCCGACGCCCTTCCGCACCGCGGCCCGTTCACCGTGATCTCCAACTATGGCACCGGCGGCGACCCCAAGGCGCGCGGCCGACGCAGCAGCAACGAGCCGGCGTTCACCGTCACCGGGAAGATCTCCCGCTTCCGGCTCATCGACCCCGACGGCAACGAACTTCGCCGCTTCACCCACGCCGAGGCCGGCCAGCTCCAAGGCTTCCCCGCCGACTACCCGTGGTCCGGCCGCGACATCAGCCAGCAAATCGGCAACGCCGCACCCGTCCAGCTCGCCACGGCACTCCTCCGCGCCGTCACCGCCTGACCCGTCCCGCCACCACACACCCAGAAGGACACGCCATGACCGAACAGGCCGCCCGCCCGTACACCGACGACGACCTCCGCGCCGAAGCCGCCCGCCAGCATGCCGCGCTCATCGAGGACCCCGACTTCGTGGGCGTCGGCGAGCAGATGGCCGACACCGAGATCGACAGCCTCCTCCCGCCCGCCGAAGCGGATGGCGCGCAGGGGCCGTGCTGGGACGACGCCCTCGACGAGGACCAGTTCGACGAGGCGCAGCGCGCAGTCCACGACCTGATCAACGGCGCGGCCGACGTGTCCGAATGGGCCGTGAACCTCGGCGCCGACGGCCTGGAGCCTAGCGACCAGCAGCTCCACATCGGCGACAGCCGGGTCCGCATCCACTTCGCGTTCGCCCCCGACATGAGTGAGGTCGACCGCCGCGACTTCGTGGCCCTCATCGCCAGTGCCGTCATCACCGGCACCTGAACACGCCGCAGGCCGCCCTGCATGTCGGAAGCAAGCAGGGCGACCCGACCCGACACTACCCACGACAGGAGCACCCCGTGACCAAGCCCGAGACCCCTCGTCCGTCCGTCGGCCAGATCTGGCAGGACAACGACCCTCGCAGCTACGGCCGGAAGGTCCGCATCGTCGAGATCACCGACACCCACGCCCTCGTCGAGCTGCACCAACCCCGCCACCCGGTCAGCAGCGCCAAGCCCGGCCGCCGAACCCGCATTCGCCTGGACCGCTTCCGCCCGACCAGCACCGGCTACCGCTACGTCGGCGACGCCCGCACCGCCTGACCCCAGCCGCTGCCGGGTCGTCCCCGTGGCGGCCCGGCCCCAACACCAGGAGCAGCAGCATGACCACCGCCCCCGACATCCGTCAGGTCCTCGTCCACCCCGTCGTCTGGCCGCACCTCGAACTCTGGCTCGCCAGCCGGGGCCTCGTTCTCGGCCGCGTGCCCGTCGAGGACGACCTGCCCACCTACGCCATGATCCCGGCCGAGCCCGGCGACGCCGAGAAGGTGCTCGTCGCCGGGATCCGGGACGCCGCCCGTCAGGCCAGCGGACAACAGCCGGACACGAGCGCCGCCGGACTGCCAGACCCGGCTGTCGTGGACGCGTTCATCCACGACATGGCCAGCCTGCCGGACCCGACCACCGCCGACGACCCCGTACAGCTCCGTTGGGGCCTCGGCGACGTCCTCCACAGCGACGACGACACCGTCATCGTCTGCATGTCCGGGCCGGACCGGGAGCCGTACTGGCTGGAGCTCGACGCCGAACGGGCCGCAGCGCTCCGCGACGACCTCGCCGACCCGCCCGCCCCCGCCGCCGGGTTGTCCGACACCCAGCCGACCGTCGACCGCGAGCAGCTTGCCCACGTCGGCTGGTGGTGCTGGCGCGGCAACGACCACGGCCACCTCGCCGACACCGCCTGCCGCAGCGACAACGTCCCCATCCACGTCCCCACCGAATGGGCCACCGAGATGCGGGCCGTCATCGAGCACCTCACCGACACCCACGAGCCCGGCCAGGACTGCACGTGGGTCACCCCCGAAGAGCAGGACGCCGAGACGGCCGCTGCCGCTGACGGGGAGACCAGCCGATGACCCGGCCCAGCCCCGCCGACGAACTCCGGACCGCCGCCGAGAAGCTGCGCGACTACACGGAAGACCTCCCCGGCTACCTCCAGGGCATGGCCGAACCCGTCGCCCAGCTTCTCGACCACCAGGCCCGCATCGCCCGCGAAGTTCAGGACTACCTCGGCGACGAGTTCCAGGACGGCGCCCTCGACCTGAACGTCCACAACGCCCTCGCGGTCGCCCGAGCCATCACCGGAGACACCCCATGACCCAGCCCGAGCCCGCCCAGACCCGGAACACGGCCTGCCTGCTGAACGCCTGCGCCCGCGACTGCACCACTGAATGCCGCGAGGCCATCAACCGCACCTGGACCGCCCTGCGCGGTGAGTTGCCGCCCGCCACGCTCCTCACCGCAGCCGAGCCGGTCCCGCCGTCCGACACCGAGGAACTGCGCAGCGGCCGACGTCTCGCCCAGCCCCAGCCAACGACGGACCCCCTCCGCAACCTCGTCGACCGCGCCGAACACCACGGCGGGTTGACCGCCGACGAAGCCGCACGGCTCCGCGACGGCATCCAGCAGCTGCACGCCGAACTCGACCGGCTGACCGCCCTCGCCGTCCGAGCCTCCGACCGCGCCATCGAGAACGGCCAGCGCGCCGACCGGGCCGAGGCCGCCCTCGACGCCGTCCGCGCCCTCCACGCCTCCGTCCAGTACGGCAAGTGGACTATCTGCGGCCACTGCTCCGGTTACGGCGGCGGCAGCTGCGACAACGGAGCTGAACCCCACCCCTGCGCCACCATCCGGGCTCTCGACGCCCACACCAACCCCACCGACCAGCCCACCTGACGCTCAGCAACCCCCGCCAAACCCCCGGGGCGCGCTACCCGCAGCGTGCCCCGCCCAGACCAGGAAGGACCGCCGTGATCGTCGAGCAGCCACCCCTCTGGCCCGACAACTGGGAACAGGAAGCCGACGCCAAAGCCGGCACCCACCGCACAACCCGCCGCTGGCGCGCCCTCGTACCCGCCGACCATGGCCGGCCCTGTACCCGCCCCCAGATACCCAGCCGCCGAGTCGTCAACGTCATCCGGAGCCTGTGATGCCTGAACTCACCGACACCGAGCACGCCGTCCTCAGGGGCGCCGCCCGCGGCGACACCTACGCCGTCATCGCAGCCCGCCTCGGCCTCCACGGCAAGTCCGTCAACAAGATCGCGTTCCGTCTGGCCCGCAAGCTCGGCGCCCGGAACATCACCAACGCCGTTCTCCTCGCCTGCCAGGCCGGGATCCTCGACGGCCGGCCCCGGCGCCACGGCGACCACGCCGGATACGAAGCCCATCGCAAGCGCGGCGAAGACCCCAAGCTCTGCGAACCCTGCCGACTCGGCGAACGAGCCCACCGGCAAGCCATGAAGAAGACCAGCAAGCAGAACCGGGAGGCAGCGTGAACCTCAACTCGACCCCACCAGAGGGCCTGGGTGCCCGTGAGAGCGCCTGTGGCGTCGAATCGAGGGATCTGGACGTCGAAGCGACGAACGGCCCGCAGGCGGCCACACGGGACCCTGACCCCCGCGCCGCCCTCCTCGACGCCATCTCCACCGCCCTCAACGCAGCCGGCTACTGGCTCCCCATCGACGGCAAGAAAGCCGTCGTCGAAGCGGTGGTCGCCCTCGGCGGACAGGCGGCTGACCCGCGACCCGCAGTCCACCCCAGGACCCGCTGCCGCTGCGACCACCCCCGGGACCTCCACAGCGGCACCGACTGCGCAGGCTGCACCCGCGACGGCCAAGGGCTCCTCGCCAAGCACGCCTTCATCGCACGAGAGGACCAGCCGTGACCACCCTCCACGAATGGCTCACCGACCAGGTCGCCCAAGCCGAGGCCACGGCGGTCGACCCAGCCGCAGTCCGCCGCTGCGAAGCCGACCGCCGCATCCTCGCCCGCCACACCCTCGACCCCAACTGCACCTACGAACCGGCCTGCTACGGCTGCGGCACCTACGGCGACACCGAACTCGCGAACATCGACAACCTCAACGACTGCCCCGAACTCCTCGACCTTGCCCACGCCCACGGCATCGCCGACACGATCCTCGCCGGCCTCGACCAGCCCCAGCCGCCGCCCCGCCCGCCAGCCGACCCTGCAGCCGAGCGACGCGCCGACATCCTCCAGCGACTCCTCAACGCCACCCCCGCCCGGCACGCACCCGCCACCTTCCGGCCCGCAGACAACCGCTGGACCAGCTGACCCGCACCCGCCCAACCGCACCGCTGCAAGGAGAGCCGCCGTGAACGACCTGCCCACCTGCACCTGCTGCCGCCGCGAGCTCCGCGACCACGAGACCGGCCGGTACGCCTGCACCCTGTGCGAAGACCGCATCGCCGTCCACCTCGGCGCCATCCCCGGCCTGTTCGAGCGGCTCGACGACCACCTCGCCCGCGGCAGCAGCAGCGGCCCCGCCGTCTCCGGCAGCAAGACCGCACCCGCCCCGCTCCGCATCGGCATCCTCGACATGCAGACCGAGCGCGGTCCCGTCCTCGGCCCGCTGGAGACGTGGGTCCGTGATTGGGAGGAAGCCGGATACGCCGAGGTCAACGAGGCAGGCACGGCCACCGACAGGGTCACCCACGCCTGCCGGACGCTCCGGTTCAACCTCTCCCGCGCCGCCCGCCAGCACCCGGCGATCGACGAAGCAGCCGACGAGATCGCCGCGATCTGGCGCATGCTCAGCCGCACCGTCACCGGTGAGAGCGCCCCTCGCCGCATCGCCGTCACCTGCCCCTGCGAGCAGACCCTCCGCATCACCCTCGACACCCGCGGCATCACCTGCCCCGCCTGCCGGACCGAGTACGGGCACAGCGAGGTGCTGCGGCTGCCGTTGGCGGACAGGCGGGCCGCGGCGTGAACGGCGAAGCCCCCTCGTCAACAACGAAGGGGCTTCAATGACGCGCGAACTAGCGGTAGGAATCACCAGCGTTGTCGGTTCTGCGCGTAGACTTCCGCGTTGCAGCACGCATATGCCGCAACCTGCAGAACAGTGATCAGCCCCCGCGCGGAGTGCAATCCGCCGAGGGCTAAGGATCAAGGAGGGACAGCTCCTGTGAATCAACCCCAGAGTAACCTGCCCCAGCCCGCGGTCAACAACCAGGGCCGCAGCCCATTCGACCAGATCCGCCGAACGGACGACACCGGCGAATGGTGGTCTGCCCGCGACCTCCAGCCCCTTCTCGGCTACCTCCGCTGGGAGGACTTCCGGAACTCCATCGAGCGCGCGAAGGTCGCCATCAACAACAGTGGGCAGACCGCTGACCTGCATGCTTCGGAGCGCCCCGAAGCTTCCGGACCGACCAACCAGCTCCGCCTGAACTACAAGCTCACGCGGTACGGCGCTTACATGGTCGCCATGAACGGCGACCCCCGGAAGGCGGAGGTCGCTGCGGCGCAGACGTACTTCGCCATCCAGACCCGGAAGGCCGAGACCGCGGCCATTGCCGCGCCGGCCCTCCCACAGGACTACGAGGAAGCCCTCGTCGCCCTCCTCGGCCAGGTCCGCCAGACCAAGGCCCTCGAAGCCGAGAACAAGGTGCTCGCACCGAAGGCCGGCAAGTGGGACCAGTTCCTCAACGCCGAGGGCCTAATCGGGATGCGCGAGACCGCAGACCTGTTCGGCGTCGACGTGAAGGTGCTGACCAACTGGCTCGTGGAGATCAACATCTTCCGACGCCAGGTGTCACAGCAGAACCGGGCGCGCAACCTGCCGCGCAAGCCGCACCAGGACTCCGGCTGCTTCGACGTCCGCATCGAGACTGCCAACGGCTGGAACTTCCCGACCGCATACGTGACCGCCAAGGGCCTCGACCTGATCTCCGACATGTGGGAGCGAAGGAACCCGGCCGCATAGCCGGCGCGCCTCCTCCGTCAACGTGCGGGGGAGGCGCCCCGCTCGCACACTCCAGATCTCGCACAAGTCAACGGAGTCGCAGTGATCGAGTTCGTCCCTCGGGGGACCCACAACTACCCGGCGTTCGTCTGCGACACCTGTCGTGAGCTGATCGTGGGACCGGGCAACGTCGTCTGGGCAGTCAAAGTTCCACACATCAAATCGGACGTCCGCGAGACGTCGCCCGTCTACGCCGCCCACCGCGGCCGCTGCGACCGCGTCCTCGAGAAGTGGCTCATGACGCAGTACGACGACGAGTGGATGCCACTCTGGGAAGAGATCGGCGAGTTCGCCGCAGGTCTTGCCCACTATGCGAAGCAGGAGCTGCCTAAGAACGGCGAGAGCCAGCCCAGGCGGCAACTCGTGAAGCACCCAGCAAGTGACCCGCACCAGGAACTGCCCGACTTCAGCTAGCCGCCACCGCGGCCCGCGTTTGACCCGGCTGCGGGGCGCCGGGCTAGACCGTGGACTTCTTCGCCTCCGCCGGACGAGGTGCCGCAGTGAACCACGGAGAATCGGACTGCTCGCCAATGACGGGCAGCAGCCGGTTCACCGTGTTCGCCACCTGCATCGCCGCCTCCGAGCAAGCGGCCCCGCCCGACGCGAGCAGCCGCAAGCAGTCAATGCCGGCCCGCAGCACGTTCTCAGGAACCAATACGTCGTGGCCACGGGGGCCATCGAGCAGGGCCCAGACGTGAGCTTCGAGGTCGCACTCGGGGAGATCGTCAAGACCGGGCAGGTGATCGTCATAAGCGGCCATGCCTGGCACAACGCCCAGAGCGGCCAGACGAAACGCCCGCTAACCCCACCGGGCTAGTCCGCAGGCAGCCGCCGCGCCAGCTCCGACGCGAGCTGGCCGGCCGCCGCACCCCGCGGGGACAGGTCCAGCTGCTCCAGCAGGAACAGGTGACGGACGGCCTCACGGGCCTCCGCCGCGGTCAGCAGCGGCAGGCGAGGGGCAGGCGGGTAGGTGCCGGTTACGGGCTCGCTGATCTCCACAGCAGGACAACCCACGCAGCGGCCGACAGGACACGGCGAGGCCCGCCACCCGATCGGTGGACTCCACGTGGCGCCTGCGCCCACCCGGGCCTCATCAGCGCTACCCCAGACCCATGACCGACCTCACCCAAGCCCTCGAAGAACGCTTCGGCCCCGCCTCCGACTGGTCACTCAAAATTCAGGCCGCCAGCGCACAGCTCGCCACCATGCAGCAGCTCATGGGCGACGACTTCGCCACGTACATCCGGTCCGCCCGTCAAGCAGCGGACGAACACCAGAGTCGGGCCAGCTACCGCCGCACACTCGACCGACGCGAACGGCTCGGTCAACTCCTCACCCCGACCGGCAACCACCTCACCCGGGCCGACACCCTAGACGTCGCCTGGGCCATCAATTACGGCCTCGAGATCCTGCTCAAGGACGAGGAATACGAGCACCTCATCGACGCCGTGGCCGGCGCCATGCCGCCGGCAGCCGTCAACGCGGGAGCCTGCCCGTAGCTCGTGCAGGTTATTGGGCCACCGAACCCCACACCGGAAGCAGCCTCGCCGCTACGGTGAACCCGGGAAGTGAGCCGACTGGTCGTTGGAGCACAGCCCGCCGTGCCCCCGTGTGACCCGCGGGGGCACAGTCACGTCCAGGCCGGCCAGCGAGGCGAGGCTCGCCTGTGACTGGAACCGGACACGCCTGCCCGTCACGCATGGCATCCTCCCTGCACCGAGACAACCCGTGGGGGCACCATGCGCTTGACCGCTGCAGTACGCCAGCAGCTGCTCGACCAGAACGAAGGCTTCGAGAAGAAGACCCGCGACGAGCAGAAGAACTTTACCGAGTACCGGCGGTACCGGATCACTGGAGGGCAGCTCTACATCCGTGTCAGCGGCAAGACCTCATGGGCAGACAGCCGCTACGACGACGATGAACGCCTCGCCACCGACGAGGAGACCCACCGGTTCCTGTACAAGTACAAGGGCGAGCTCAACACCGCGGGCCTGTAGGCATCCCCGGGTCGCCACACGACGAAGCCCGCCACCCTGAGGTGGCGGGCTCCTTTGCATGCGGGGTCAGGCGCTGAGCGTCTCGTCCAGGTACGCCTGTACCGGCCCGAACAGCCCCCACGGTACAAAGTCCGGGATCTCGTCCAGCCGGATCCAGGCGACCTCGGCCAGCTCCTCCTCGTCCGCGACGCGAGCTTCGCCGCCGACGACCTCGCAGGCGACATAGGACATGTGCCGGCCGGTCTGCGGGTGGACGCGCTCACCGAGGGACCGGACCGCCTTCACCTCCATGTCGACCTCCTCGGCCGTCTCCCGGACCGCGGCCTGCTCCGGGGACTCGCCATCCTCGATGCCGCCGCCCGGGAACGCCCACAGGAGCTTCCCCTCCCGCTCCCGCCGCCGGATCATCAAGACGCGGTCGCCCCTCGTGATGATCGCGGTGGAGATGCCCTGCTCAGTCGTCTGCTCGGTCACGCCAGTGCCTCCAGGGCTGCGAGTACGGGTGGATAGATCCGCTCGGTCGGGATGAACTTCGTCAGGCTGCTGATCGGAACCCAGGTGGCATCGAGGTTCTCGAGAGGGTCGGCATTCCGTACCTCGCCGGCGAGGTACTCGCAGAACTCGTAGCTGGCCAGAACGCCGGTCGTGGGATGGACTCTTGACCCCAAATGCTTGCGCACCGTGCAGTGAACTGCCGTCTCGGCGAGAGTCTCTTGCACTGCGACTGCACCGGAACTGCCGCCGGGCTTGACCACGCCAGCCGGGAATCCCCACGACAGAGGCTCTTCACCGCGTCGGCAGACGAGAAGAACCTCGGCGCCGCGGGCGACGATCGCTATGGCCACTTTCAGGGCCTGCGCCTGGGTGCTGACCTCGGCTCGCAGAAGCGCGGTGAACCGATGGCGTTCGGACTGGGTGACCTGCTCATGCAGGGTGTCCAGGGCTCGCTGCATCTCGCGACGCGGGACTGTGGACGGTGAGGCATGCCATGAAGCGACTGTCCGGACTGCGACGCCTAACCGGCGCGCGAACTCCTCATTGGTAGCCCGCATGGCTTCCTGTAGAGCTGCCGCGTGCCGGCCGCTCCACTGATCTACGACATCCACCGTCCGCCCCTCGCTCGACGTGCACTGCTGCTGCGCGCATTCTGCGTCACCGCTGCACCGGGCATTCATGGCCCGGACGGCGCCAGGTTGCTTGACTCAAGGCATGACTTCACCGCTCGCGGGCGATGGCTTCCGCCCGACTGCCACTGAAGCCGAGCAGGGTGCCCACCTGCGCCCAGCTCCGCCCTTCGTGGAGATCGCGTACCACCTGCCGCTGGATCGCCAGGTAGCCCTGGTCCCCGGCGGCGAGCACAGCACGCTCAAGGCGCGCCGCTTCGAAGCGGGCGATGGGGTCTTCGATGGCGGCGACTGTGGCAGTGGCGTCCTCGATCGCGGCGGCGGTGGCTTCGGTCATGGACCCAGACTAAGGGGGCAGATGTCCGGTTTCAATGCCTGGTTGAGATCGGTAGCGGCGAGTCGACGGAAACGCTTGACAGCCCGTCATCCCGGGCTTCAATATGGGGTTGAAGCGAACGGGGCTCCACCCCCGGGCAGCTTCACAGTGCCGCTCCACCGGCACACCACAACGGAAAACAAGACGGCCCCAGCGCCGGGACTCCACTCCCAGGCCAGGGCCTACCACGAGGCTCTCTGAAGGGTCCCCTCATGGATGTGTACCAGCTTAACGGCACCCGTGTGCCCGCCACCCCCCTCACCGTCGACCGCCTGCTCTCGGCCCCGCTGCCGGAGCTGCTGGCCGAGGTCGATGCCCAGATCGTCGACACGTCGGTCACCGACGAGACGTACCTCGGCGAGGTCGTGAAGCCCCGAACCGGCACCGCGCTGCTGTGCATGCCGAGGGGCCGGTCCGCCTTCGAGCGGGACACGATCGTCCGCATCCTCGTCGGCAAGCTGGTCGGCGCCCCGATGCGCCCGGTCCCGCCGTCGCTGGACGTCCGCACCTACGGCGGCACGAAGTGACCGCCCCCGCCCCCGCGGTCGAGACCGCCACCGTTCCGGTTCCCGCCCGCCGCCTGATCGCGGCCGGCATCAGGCGTGGCTCCACCGGCTTCCAGGTCGAGTACCCGCAGATGTCCGCCGCCGACAAGGCCGCGCACGCCGCCGCGACGCACGTCCGCCAGAACCGGTGATCGCCGTGGACTCCACGGTTGCCGCGCAGGGCCTCGCCGCCCAGGCGCTCGCCGACGAGACGAACCGGCGCATGGAAGCCGCGAAGCAGGCTGCCGCCGACGCTGAGGCCGCCCGCCTGGCCCGGCTCGCCGCCGAAGCCCAGCGCTAACACCCCCTAGCTGCCGGGGCCGGCAGTCCATCCCCCTGCTGTCGGCCCCGGCTACCCACCCCATCCCGCACCTCCGCCACGAGGAGATTCGCCATGCCCAAGCTCGCCCTTGTCCCGTCCGACGGCCCGTCCGAGCAGCTCGCCCAGATCGAGGCCTCGGTCCGCGCCAGCGTCGTCACCGACTTCCTCGCCGCCCAGCAGAAGGGCAACCTGCTCGGCCAGCTGGCCGCCGAGTTCCTGGCCTCCCAGATCGACGACTCCACCCCCGACGGGCCGCGGCTCACCGACGAGCTCGACGCCCTCCGCAACCTCGCCGCCTGATGGTCACCGCCGACCAGGCCCTCGCCGCCGCCGCCCACGGGCTCGTCGTCCTTTCCGCCGAGCAGCAGGCCAACGACAGCCCGGAGACCCGCGAGCAGCTCGAAGCCGTCTTCGACGCGGCCGCGCTCATCGCCCGCGACGTCACCGATCCCCGCTAGGAGTCCGCCGTGCGCCTTGCCGTCCCCATCCTCACCGCCCTTGGCCTGTCGCTGATCGGCGTGCGCCTGGCCCCGGTCCTCGCCCACGCCGCCGACATCACCGACTCCGCGGCCGGCCTGATTGCCGGCGCCGTCATCACCTGGGCCACGTTCCAGGTTGCCGCGATGCTCCCCCACCCCGAGTCGACCCCCACCCACCAGGACTGACCACCGGAAGGAGCCCACCCATGGGCTGGTACATCTCGCACGGCGGCACCCGCCACGGCTACTCGTACAGCGGCGTCGAGGAGCTCGTGCACCGCTGCAGCGGCATCCTCACCCGCCAGGACTGGAGCCGCCTCCAGAAGACCCTGCACCCCAGCTCCGGCGACCCGTTCAAGGTGAAGCCGAAGCAAGCCAAGGAAGTCGGCGGCCTGCTCCTCCTTGCCTCCGGCTACCTCCCCTCCGAGTGGGCCGACATGGCCCGGCAGATCGGCCAGTCCGCCCTCCGTGCCGCGCAGGCCAACGAGACGTGGAAGTGGTCCTGATGGGCACCGTCTGGCGTGACGCCCGCAGCATCGCCGACCTCGGCCAGAACATGGCCGGCTGGCTGGAAGGCCGGATCCCGTCCTGGCCGAACTACGACGGCCCGTTCGGCCAGGAAGAGGAGAACGGCGCCCGCCACCTCGTCCCCACCCTCATCGCCCTGAACCAGGCCGGGTTCGTCACCGTCGACTCCCAGCCCGCCAGGGTCGACGGCGGCTACCGCCAGCGCGCCAACGTCACGGGCTTCGTCCACAACCGCAACCCGCTCCTCGGCCAGCTCGTAGCCCTCCAGGAGCAGGGGCTCACCGTGGTCCGCGGCTGGCCGAAGCGGCAGATCGCAGTCACCGAGGACGACGGCCAGCCGTTCACCACGATCGGTGGCTGGCGGATGCGGCGCGACTTCGTCCACTACCTGTGGCGAGGCGTCGGACGCCAGGCCATCCGCGAGCTGCGGGAACACGGCGCCATGGTCCACATCATCGACATGGTCTGGGGCCGCGACGACCGCCTCTGGCCCGCCCTGGACGGAGTCGTCCGGTGAGCATCGGCTGGCTGATCGGCCTCACCCGGGCCCGCGTCTTCTTCCTGTTCGCCGGCCTCGCCTGGGTCTTCGGACTCCAGGCACCCGCCCTCGTCCGCCTCGCGCTCGTTCTGCTCGCCGCCGTCGCGGTAGCCGGAGACGGCCTCCTCGACGAGCAGCGCATCTCCCGCACCCCCAAGACCGCCACCATCCCGCCGCAGCGCACCTCCGCCTAACCCCCGAAGGGATTGATCACCGTGAGCGGCACGTCGTTCACCGAGCAGTCCGCGAACGCGGACAAGATCCGGACCGAGGCCGCGGCCAAGGCCGCCGACGCCGACGCGAACCGGCGCCGCCGCGAGGCCCTCGACGCCCCCAAGCTCGCCGCCGCGCAGGCCGAAGCCGACCGCATCGCCCGCCAGGCCGCCGCCGAGGCGGAGCAGGCCGAACGCGACAGCGCCGCCCAGGCCGAAGCCGACCGGGCCGCCCGAGCCGAGAAGGACAAGGCCGCCCGGGACGAAGCCGCCCGGATGCGCGAGTCCGTAAAGCGGGACAAGCGGGCCGCCAAGGCCGTCAACATCGGAGTGGTCGCCGCCCTGGTCGTCGCCCTCCCGCTGCAGCTGAGGGCGTTCTGGTCTCCCGAGCGGTGGTGGGAGGTCGCCATCCCCCTGTTCCTGGAGGGGCTCGCCTGGGTGTTCATCCGCCAGGCGGAGGCCGCGATCTCCGGCCGGCGGATGGTGTGGCACTACCTGGCGGGCGTCGGGCTGTGTGCCGCGTTCGCCGCGGGGGTCAACGTCTACGACGGGTTCTCCCACGCGGAGATCGGCCCCGCGTTCGGCATCGTCGGCGGGTTCGCTTCGATCGCCGGCCCCGCGCTGAAGGTCATCCACGAGTTCGGGGCCCGAGCCGCTGGCGCGAAGGCCACCCGCAGCGAGCGGAAGATCGCCGAGGCGGCCGCCCGGAAGTCGGAAGCCGAACTGGCCCAGCGTCGCGCCGAACTCGACGCCGAAGCAGCCGAGAAGACCCGACAGGCAGACGACAAACGCGCGACCGAAGAGGCAAGGCGAGCCGCCCACGAAGCGAAAGCCGCTGCGGACAAGGCTGCCGCCGACGCCGCCCTCGCTACTCAGGACGAGCAGCGCCGCACCTTCTACCCGGCGGCATGGGAGCAGTACGAGCGGATCCTCGCCGCCCACCCGCTCGGCACCATCAGCCGGGACCGGGCCTGGGACGAAGCCCAGCGCGCAGCCGCCCACCCGGACGTGTACAGCCGGTACCAGCTGCTCGTCCTCAACGGGCCGTCGAACGTGAAGGCGGCCGACCTGTGGGCCGCGGCGTGGAAGTCCGTGAAGGGCCTCCCGCTGGGGCAGACAATCGAGACTCTCGCCACCGAGCTGGCCGCCCGCGAGTACGTCGACCAGGTCGTCGCAGAGCACCTCGACACCGCCGGACACCTCGCCGTCGAGGGGCTCATCGCCGACATCTTCGGAGGCCGCGGAGAAGGCGGCGGAAGCGCCGCAAAGGGTGCCCCCAAGAAGCCGTCTGGCGGCCCCGTACAGGGCTCCGCAACCCATGGGGGGATTGGGAAGGGGGCCGATCCCGCCCCCGCTCGCAAGGATGCCACTGAGCCCCTTGCAGCAGAGCACCTTGAGGCCGCGCGTGCGCTCCGCGCAGCAGCCCCCGCGCAGTTCTCCACTCCCGCCGTCGCCAAGCTCATCGGCCGCTCCAAGGTCTACGCCCAGCGCGTCCGCGACGCCGTCCAGTCCGAGCAGAGCTGAGGTCCACAGCCATGACCACCGCCCCGCAGCAGGCCGACCCCCGGCCCACTCTCACCCTCGTCAAGGACAACGCCCCCGCCGCCGTCAAGGGCACGGTCGTCGAGCATCAGGGCGACGAGGTCGCCACCCGGCCCGAGTGGGTCCTGTCCGCTGGCGAGCGCGCCCGACGCGCCGGAAAGCACGCCGCCACTAACTGGCTGTACCTCGGCTGGGCCGCCCGCGGCTACGGGCGACTGGCCGGCCGCTTCCTCGACGGCTACCGCGACGACTACCCGCAGATGATCCGCACCGCCCGCGCCGGCATCAAAACCTCCAAAGGCGATGCCGCCGCCGAGCAGGGCGCCAAGCGCGACGTACAGCGACTCCGCGAGGCCTACAAGCACCACCGGCTCGTCTACAGCGCCAAGACCGGCGCCTGGATGGCCACCACCGGAACCGCGGGCGGCGTCGCCGTCGCCACCGGAGGCGTCTGGACCAGCCTCCTCCTCGGCATCGCCACCATCGGCTACGGCGCATGGCGAGGCCAGCCCGCAGTCATCGCCGCCGAAGACGACCCCGGTCGCATCGAAATCCTCGCCGAAGAAGGCGCGCCGTTCCCGATCGCCGACGCCACCAACCGCACCGAAGCCGCCGAATGCGTCCGCCGCGCCCTCGTCTCCGAAGGCATCGCCGTCGCCGAAGTCGAAGCCGGCCGCCGCTACGACTGGGGCTGGGAGATCAACGTCCGCCTCCAGAAAGGCACCCCCGCCGACCTCATCGCCAAGGCCGGCGACCTGGAGACCCCCCTCGACCTGCCCGTCGACGGCCTCCTCTGCCAACCGCTGCGCACCAGCCGAGCCCGCGCCACCCTCCGCCTCGTCGAAGGCGACCCGTTCATCAAGATGCCCGCCCTGCCCGACCGGGCCCCCAACAGCCTCCGGCTCCGCGACAAAGCCCTGGTGGCCCTCCGCATGGACGGCCAGCACACGGAAATGTCCTTCCTCGGCCTGCACTTCGTCGTCATCGCCGAGTCTGGCGGCGGCAAGTCGGTCACGCTGCGCTCGATCGCAGACATCCTCACCGCCTGCGAGGACGTCGTCGTCATCGACCTCGACGCTGGCGGCAACGGGCTCGAAGCCCTCGCCGAAGCCGTCGGAGTCAGGGTCGTGGGCGCCGACCAGATGCACGTCATCGAAGCCGTCCTGGAGAAAGTGCTGGCCGTCGCCAAGGCCCGCAAACTCCTCACCGTCCGGCTCGGCATGGGCGAGAACTGGATCCCCAGCAAGACGCATCCCGCGATCTTCGTCCTGGCCGATGAGTATCCGCAGCTGTCCCAGAAGGCCAAGGCCCTCGTCATCGCAATCCTGCGGGTCGGCCGCGCCGGCCGTGTCCACATCGGCCTCGCCGCCCAGGAGGCCACGAAGGACGCCATCGGTGCAGCCATCGCAAACAGTGTCGCCCTCAAGATCATGGGCCCGGCACGCCAGCAGGACGTCCAGCTCGTCTTCGGCACCGGAGCCAGCGCCAACGGCTACCGGCCCGACAAGCTCCACCCGGCGCAGGGCGAGGACCCCGCCGACGCAGGCAAGGCCTACATCATGGGCGGCGGCCAGCGCGACCCGCTCATCCACAAGTTCATCGCTCTCGACATCGACGAGGCCAAGGTGCGGGCTGCCGCCCGCGCTGCGGCCGGCCGCCCCTGGATCGACGAGGACTCCCTCAAGGCTGCCGGAGTCACCTTCGACGACCTCCACACCGTCAAGCCCCGTACCGCCCTCCCCGAGGTCCTCGAGCTCGCCCGGCTCGCATTCACCGCCAACGACGATCCCGAGCGCATGACCAGCGAGGAGATCTACGACTACGTCTCCTCCGCGTCCGAGACGTGGGCGCCGCGCGAGGACGAGGACCAGGCGAAGGCCATGGCCCGCTTCCAAGAGGCCCTCCGCAAGCAGGCCGCACAGATCGACCCCGCGGTCGACATGAAGACTAAGCAGTGGCGGGACGGCTCCGACCGACACAAGGGCTACCTGCTGGCCACGCTGCTCCAACTTACGGACGAAGACGCCTGATTCGCCCCTGACAGGCCAGTGACACCGCAGGTCACGGCGTTGACAGACCCCGTGACAAGCCGCTGACACCGACCTCTAGCCCGTGACATGTCACTGGCCCGTCAACGCCCCCCACAGTTCTCTGACCTGCACTGTCATGGGCTGTCACCATCCCTGTCACGCCCTATATGCGAAGAAGATCCCGATCTGGAAGGAGACCCGGACATGCCCCTCAAGCCCCACTACCAGCCCACCCGAGCCGACGCCGCAGACCTCGCTCACGACGTACAGCCCGGCGACCTGCTCTACACCCTCGGCGGCGAGTTCATCGTCACCGACGACACCAGTCCCGCATTCGGCAGCCGCATGGTCCGCCCCGCCGACGCCGCACCCGGTCCCGGATCCATCACCCTCACTCAACTCCTCGCCCGCTGCGGCGGCATCTTCACCCAGCCCCCCACCCAGGCCTGACCCACACCACCGAAAGGACCACCGCCATGAAGACCGTCTACCGCGCCACCCGAGGCGACAAGAAGGCCCTCCTCAACGACATCAAGCCCGGTATGAGCCTCTTCGTCATCAACGAGCACGTCGGCAACTCCGGACCGTCCAAGACCTACTCCGAGTACATCGTCACCACCGAGAAGATGCCGTTCACTCGGACGCCCGTCGTCCAGTCCCCGGTCACCCGCGGCAAGTCCAGCCTGGAGTCGCTGCTCAGCAGGGAGCGCGAGATCTACACCCAGCGCCCCGCCCTACCCAACCTCGGCGCCCGCGACAACCACTCCGCCTACACCGAGGACGCCCAGCGCACCGCCACCCTCGTCGCCGACCTCCACGCACAAGAAGCCGCCCTCGCAATGTCCCGCGAATGGTCCCTCGCCGGACGCCGCTGAGCCTGACGGCTGCCTGTCCACCCCCGTAGCCACCACGGACCGGGAACAGACCCGGACCACACACCGACCAGCAGAAAGGACCTGAGATGACCGCGACCGCCACCCTCGCAGCAACCGCGCCCGACACGCTGGCCATCGACGCGGCCGCGCTCATCGCCGACATCGAGGCCTACCTCGCCCAACAGGCCCCGCGGACCGCCCACCCGCTCGTCACCAAGACCACCGCCGAACTCGTCGCCGAAGCCCTACAGACGCCCGCCGTCGAGACCACGGCGCCCACCCTTGCCGCCCCCGCGCGCTGGTGGCGCATCATCCCCGACTGGGCCCTCGCCCTCACGCCCGCCCGTCACCTCCACGGCGCCGGCCGCACCATCACCGTCACCCAGCACCTCGAGCTCACCGCCCTCGTCCTGCAGCAGTACGGCCACCACCGCGGCGGACTCCGATCCCGCGGAGGAGCCCGCTGCATCCTTGGCGCGCAGGCCGTGCTGTACCGCCTCGGGTACGGGGACGAGAGCACCGCCATCGCCGCCGGGAAGGCCATGCAGAACGTGCTCAGGGGGCGGGGGATCGACGAGCCCTACCACCGGTGGAACGACCGGCCCGAACGCACCCTCACGGACGCACTCCACCTCATCCGCGAAGCCATCACAGAAAGGAACCAGCAGTGAACCCGCGCATCACCCTCACCTACTGGCCAGCCCGCCATACGCTCGGACGCGTCCGACCCGCCCTCGCCATCCACCAGCGGCCCAACCCACGCTGCCCACACTGCGACGGCGGCGGCTACATCGCCTATGAACCTGACTGCATCGACGAAACCCCCTGCCGCTGCTGCCGAGAGAATCCCCTCGCTCTCCTGCCGCTGCCGCGGATCGTCAACAAGCACTACCGCGCCGCACGGCACCGACGACGCGCCCGACCCCTGCGAGAGGCGCCTGAGTCGCCACAGGCTATGGGCCCCAATTCATCAATAGCTTGACTCAATGACCTGGGCGAACCTAAGGTCTTCTCAATCGGTGCTTTGCGCCTGCTGAGGCCACCCCACAACGGGTGGCCTTTCGCGTACCTGGAGGTGGCCATGCCCTCCCTCGCTCTCGTCGACGAAGAAGCCGCCGCCTATTGGGCAGGCCGACCCGGCGTCACGATTCGCCGCTGGGCCCATGAAGGCCGTATCCAGCGATACGGAAAGGGCCGCGGGAAGGTCCGGTACAACGTGCACGAGCTCCCCAAGGCCGAGCGTGACGAATGGACCCGCGAGCTCATCAGCCCCGGCGAGACGCCGCCGATGCCCACAGGCGCACAAGCCGCCTGACTCTCCTGAGAGGAGCCGACGGTGGCCAATCTCGTCTTCAACACTTCGCTGGGACGGGTAGCGTCGCTCGCTGCCCTCCCGGCCGCCAGCGACGCGCTGATCGCCGTACCGCTGGAGGCGACCGGCCTCGTCTCCGACGCCACCATGCGCGACTACGACGACCTCGGAGCCCTCCTCGCTGGCGCGTCCAACGAGCAGATGACGATGGGCCGCAAGACCCTCGCCTCGGTCACCGTGACCGTCGACGACACGAACGACAGGGTCGCCGTTGACTGCGCGGACATCACCTGGACTGCCGCCACCGGGAACGCCATCGCTGCCGTCGTCATCTGCTACGACCCCGACACAACCACCGGCACCGACGCGGACCTGATCCCGCTGACGAAGCACGACGTGGCCCTGACCCCAGACGGCAACTCCTTCACCCTGAGCGTCGCCGACTTCTACCGCGCGTCTTCCACCGCGTGACGGCCGGCTTACCGATGGGGGCGGGAGGTCGCCGTGGCCAGCTTCACTGACGACTTCAACCGCCCCGACTCCACCGACCTCGGCGCCGGATGGGTGCAGGTCTCCGGCTTCTGGTCGATCGCCTCCAACCAGCTGTCCCCGGGCTCGGACGGCGGCACGATCATCCTGCGTGCGGCCGGCCCCATGGACAGCAGCGACCACTCGGCGCAGGTCACGATCGCCGCCACTACGGCCGCGAGTCACGGCGTGTGGTGCCGCGGGAACTCGAACATCAGCTCCGGGTACCTGTGGCGGAACGACGGGTCCGAGTGGACGCTCTTCAGCGTCGTTAGCGGCACGTTCACCTCCATCGGCAGCTACGCGGCAGCAGCAGCCCCCGGCGACGTCGCCAAGGTCCAGGCCGTCGGCTCGACCATCAAGGGCTTCGTCAACGGCGTCGAGCGCGTCTCAGTCGTCAACTCGGCGGTTGTATCGGGCACTAGCGTCGGGCTCCGGTCGACCTCGTCCGCGGCAATTCGGTTCGACGACTTTGCCGCCGGAGACGTGACCGCGGGTGTGGCCCTCGGCGTCGCGGCAGAGGTCGGCGCACCCCAGTCTCTTGCCAGCAGCAAGGCGGCCGTGCTCGGCGCCTCACTGGAAGCCGGGGCCGCACAGCCCCTCGTCGGCGCCAAGGCGGCGGCCCTGCCGACCGTTACCGCCGTCGAGACCGCGCAGGCTCTCACCGCCTCGACGAGCCGCGGCCTCTCGGTAGCCGCGACCAGCGAGACAGCCCAGCCGCTGGCTGGCACCAAGACTGCCACGCTCGGCGTCGCGGTCGAGACCAGCACCGCGCGGCCACTCACCACAGCAGGCGGTGACGGCATCGACACGGTCGCGGCCGGAACACCCCACAGCCTGTGGGCAGCTGGCCGCTCGCGCGCACCCGCCTGGACGGCAGGCACGCCACGGATGTAAGGGGGCCCGGTGGACCGCAGCAGTCTCGAAGAGCTCCTCACGCCCATCACCTCCGCCGACGACCCCACGTCGTACAGCGTCCGCGTCGCCGTCCTGCTCGACGGTGAACGCCCAGAGGCCAGCGACTGGCATACCGCCGAGTGGCGCACCATCGACGGCACCCCGCACGCCAGCCTCCTCATCGGCCCAGGCGGCGCCGTACAGCTCGGCCCAGGCGTCTACCGCACATGGATCGAGATCACCGCCCCACCCGAGAAGCCGGTCGTTGCCTCCCCACGCTTCCAGATCACCTAGGAGGTGCACGTGGATGACCTCCTCATGATCGTGCCGACCCGCGGCCGGCCGGACAGTGTCCCGGCCATCCTCGACTGCTGGCGGCAGACTGGCGCCACCGCCGACCTACTGTTTGCCGTCGACGACGACGACCCCATGCTCGCCGGATACCGCGAGCACATGGAGAACATCAACGACCCGCGGATCCACTGGGTGACGGGGCCGCGGCTCCGGCTTTGCGGCACTCTCAACAAGGCGGCCGTCGACATGGCGGGCCGCTACCGCTTCCTCGCATTCATGGGCGACGACCACCGGCCCCGGACCGTCGGCTGGGACGAACGCTTCCGCATCTGCCTGTCAGGCGGCCCCGGTGTCGTCTACGGCAACGACCTCCTCATGGGCGAACGGATGCCGACCGCAGTCGCCATGACCAGCGACATCGTGCAGACGCTCGGCTACATGGCCCCGCCCTCACTCGTCCACCTGTGTCTCGACCTCGTCTGGCTTGACTGGGGCCGTGGCATGGAGCGCATCACCTACCTCGGCGACGTTGTCCTGGAGCACATGCATCCCGCCAACGGGAAGGCCGCCCTGGATGCGGGCTACCAGGAGTGCAACAGCTCTGAGCAGGCCACCGCCGACGCGACCGCCTACTACGCCTACCGCGACGAGGGCGGCCTCGAAGCCGACCTGCAGAAGCTACGGGCACTCGTGGAGGAGGCGGCATGAGCAGCATCAACGACGTCATCGAGGCGTGGGACGAGGCCGACCCGGCCGCCATTCACCCCACCCGCGTGGTGTCTGAGGAGGCCTACCAGATCTCCGGCGAGGTGCAGGCGGAACTCCTCGCCAAGGTTCTCCCCGCAGGTTGCCGGGTTATCGACTTCGGCTGCGGCGACGGGCGCGTTGCCATCCCGCTGCGGCAGGCCGGCTACGACGTCACCGGCGCCGACGGCTCCCAGGCCATGCTCGATCGGCTCGCCGAACGAGACCCCGGTATGCCGTGGGTCCTCAGCGATGGGCTCGACCTGGCCGCGGTCATCAGCAAGAAGACTGACGCAGTCGTTTCCCTCGCCGTCCTGATCCACCACAGCTACGAGGCCGGCGAGGCCATCGTCGAAGGGCTCCGGGCCGCAGTCCGCGTCAACGGCCTCCTCGTCCTCGACTGGCCCGTCTCCGAAGAACCGGCCGAAGGCAGCAGCTGGATCAGCGTCACCACCTGGTCCCGCGAACAGCAGGACGCCATCTGCAAGCGAGTCGGCCTCAAGCGCCTCGACAGCGAGCTGCCCTGGGGCGTCTTCCGGGCCGTGAAGGCAGGCGGCTGATGCGCGTACTCCTCACAGGCGCCGCCGGGTTCGTCGGCCGACACCTTCACCAAGCGCTCCTGGACCGCGGAGACCAGGTACTCGGCATCGACCTCAACGCCACCCCGCTCGTCCACAGCATCGACGCTCTCGACTTCTTCCGCCGCGACGAGGAGCGCTTCGACCTGGCAATCCATTGCGCTGCCATCGTGGGCGGTCGCGCCAGCATCGACGGCAGCCCCCTCGGCGTCGCCACGAACCTGGGCCTCGACGCCTGGTTCATGCGATGGCTGGCCCGCACCAAGACCCCGCGGGCCGTCTACTTCAGCTCATCCGCGGCCTACCCAGTCGCGCTCCAGCAGCCTGGACCAGTCCGGCGCCTCGTCGAGACCGACATCGACTACCAGCAGCCGGGCCGGCCCGATGCCACCTACGGCCTCGCCAAGCTCACTGGCGAACAGCTCTGCCAGTACGCCGAAGCTAGCGGTACCCGCATGGCGATCCTGCGGCCCTTCTCCGGCTACGGCGAAGACCAGGACGACTGCTACCCCTTCCCCGCGTTCATCCGGCGGGCCAAGGAGCGGCAAGACCCGTTCGAGATCTGGGGCGACGGCAGCAGCACCCGCGACTGGATCCACATCGACGACATCGTGGACGCCACCCTCAAGGCCGTCGACGAAGGTGTCCTGGGGCCGGTCAACCTCGGCACCGGACGAGCCACCAGCTTCGACCGGCTCGCCAGCCTCGTCACCGAAGCCGCCGGATACCAGCCCGAGCTGAAGCACCTGCCAGCCGCACCACAGGGCGTCCACCACCGGGTGTGCGATCCCAGCCGCATGCTCGACTTCCACCTGCCCCGCGTCACCCTCGAAGAGGGCATCGCGCGGGCCCTCGCGGCATGAGCGGCGGGTGGAAGGATTCGAACCGCGTCCGGCGCCTCCCGCCGAACTGGACACGCATCCGCGCCCGAATCCTGGCCCGCGACCCGATCTGCAAGATCTGCGGTGTACGGACCAGCCAGTTCTGCGACCACATCGAGGCCAAGGTCGACGACCACACAGACACTGGACTCCAAGGCGTCTGCGGTCCATGTCACGACCAGAAGAGCAGCGCCGAAGGAAACGCTGCCCAGAAGGCCAACCCTCGACCAGGACGAACCCGGCCACCTGAACCACACCCAGGGATGAAGTGATGCCTGCATACCTCATCCAGCACCCAGCAGAGCAGCGGCGCGAGGACATCCTCATCGAGGACGACACTCTCACCGTCACGTTCGCCGGCGGATGGGCCGTCTTCACGGACGACCGAGGCGTAGCCTCGCCATCCCAGCCGGCCAGGGAGCTCAGATCCAACGCGTGGACATCGACGCAAGCGAGCAGCCCGAAGCGCAAGGAGAGAAGGACGGCACGGCTTGGAGAGCAGGGCCGGCTGGCGAGGCAGCGTGAGGGGGAACGGTGGCGGAGGTAGGCACAGTGCACGTCCACTGCCCGGACTGCGGCACGCCAGTCCCGATGGCCCTGCACGCCAAGGGCACGACCAGCCAGGGCAACGTGCTCCAGCTCGTCGTCGAGCCCGACTACACCGACCTCTGGGCCCACAGCTGGACCCATGACTACTCGTGATCGACAGCGGCCGGCTGGCCGGCTCGGCAGCCGCCAGGGGTGGGGGGATACCCCCTCCCCGGCCCCTGTTCCTATCGGGGCCGTATAGCACCTGACCCTCTGTACGGGTTCCCTAGGCCGGGGGCCCGGCCGACTACACGCCGTTATGGCCGCCCTGGAGGCGGTCCCGCCGGCCGCAAGCCCGCCCGCGCGCCCTGGTGGCGTGCCTGCTGACCCTGGAGGTCGACATGGGTGATCGCGGACCCATCCCCAAGCGCAGCGCAGAGCGCCGCCGCCGCAACAAGGACGACGGGCCGGCCATCGTGCAGGCCGCCTCCGGCCCGGTCGAGGTGCCGGACCTGCCGGAGCCCGATCCCAGCTGGCACGACATCGCCAAGGACTGGTACATGTCGCTGCAGGAGTCCGGACAGGCCGCGTTTTACCAGGCGTCAGACTGGGCGACGGCCCGGTACGCGGCCGAACTCATGTCCCGGCTCCTGAGCACCGACCGTTCCCCCAACGGACAGCTCGTGGCCGCACTCAATAGCGTGATGGGCAGCCTGCTCACGACTGAGGGCGACCGGCGCCGGGCCCGCATCGAACTCGAGCGGCAGCCGACCGGACCGAAGCTCGCTGTGGTGAGCCCGCTGGACTCCTACCGTGACATCGCTGGCGGCTGATGAGCAGGTCCCCGACGTCGTCACGCCCTTCACTCTCGGCCCGACGTGGAAGCGCGGTCCGGATGGCCGGTTCGTCTTGCCCGAGTACACGCTGGGCTGGCAGTGCCTGGCGTGGACCAAGACGTACCTCCAGCACTACGCCGGCAAGCCATGGCAGTACACCCCGGAGCAGGCCCGTCTGACGCTGTGGTGGTACGCGATGGATCCGGAGACGAATCGGTTCCTGTGGCGCGACGGCGTCATCCAGAGGCTGAAGGGCTGGGGCAAGGACCCGGTCGTGGCGTCGTGGGGGGCCTTCGAGTTCGTCGGCCCCTGCCGGTTCGACATGGTCGCCGACGAGGGCAACGAGTGGGGTCTGCAGCCCGGTCAGCCGCTGGGCAAGCAGCACCCGGCCGCGTGGGTGCAGATGGCGGCGGTCTCGCAGGACCAGACCCGCAACACCATGACCATCTTCCCGAGCATCTTCACGAAGCGCGCGCTCGAGGAGTTCCGGATCGACCTCGGCAAGGAGATCATCTACGCCGACAAGGGCAGGGCTCGCATCGAGGCGGTCACCTCCTCGCCGAGAGCGCTGGAGGGCGGGCGGCCGACGGCTACCTACCCCAACGAGACGCACCACTGGCTGGAGGCGAACTCGGGCCACGAGATGGCTGCCGTGATCGAGCGCAACGCCACGAAGTCGGCTGATGGCCAGTCGCGGACGATGGCGATCACGAACGCGTTCGAGCCGGGCGAGGACTCAGTAGCCGAGCGCACCAGGGACGCCTATGAAGCGTCCGAGGCCGGCCGCGCCGCCGACACGGGCCTCTTCTACGACTCGCTGGAGGCTCCTCCCGAGGCACAGCTGACCGAGGCGTGGATCGAACCGACTCTTCAGGCGGTCCGGGGAGACTCGACATGGCTGGATATCCCGCGGCTCAAGGCGTCCATCCTCGACATCCGTAACCCGCCCAGCCGCTCCCGCCGATTTTGGTACAACCAGATCGACGCCGCAGAGGACGCCTGGCTCGCCCGGTACGAATGGGACGCGTGTAAGCACGAAGAGCTGCAACTGGCGGACGGCGACGAGATCGTCATCTTCTTCGACGGCTCCAAGACGGACGACGCGACTGCCCTGGCGGCCTGCCGCCTGTCCGATGGTCTGGTGGCGGCCTTGGGCGTGTGGCAGAAGCCAGCGAACTGGCCGTCGCCTAGCAGCCCTGGGTACGTCCCGTACCAGGTTCCCCGCGGGGAGGTGGACGGCGTTGTGGCCAACACCTTCCGCCGCTTCCGGGTGCTCGCCTTCTTCGCCGACCCTGGTTCGGGCAAGGACGACGACGGCGAGATGTACTGGGACACCTACCTCGACCGGTGGGGTCAGGCTCATGGAAAGAAGCTCCTGCTGCGCGCGGTCACGGCTGGGCCGAAGGCGCACGCCGTCCGATGGGACATGCGTAATCGCCGCAACCAGGAGACCTTCACGGACGCGGTGAAGCGCACTCACGAGGACGTTCTGCAGCGAACGCTGCTGCACAACGGCCACAAGGTGATGCGCACGCACGTCATCAACGCCCGACGACGGACGAACGAGTGGGGCATCACGATCGGCAAGGAGCACCGGGAAAGCGCCAAGAAGATCGACCTGGCTGTCTGTGTCGTCGGAGCCCGGATGCTGCGCCGCATGGTCCTGAACAGTCCGAAGAACCAGAAGCGTTCGACCGCGCGCGGCAAGGGAAGGGTGGTGGTGCTCCGATGACGATCCCGACCCTTCCCCTGCTGGGGCTCTCCGAGCCTGAGCAGCAGGTCTTGATGCTGCTGCGCACCGATCTGCTGGCCCAGCGAACAAAGTTGGGCGTCCTTGATGCCTACTTCAACGGCGAGCAGGTAATCCGCGACCTCGGCATCAGCATCCCGCCCCAGCTGCGGACCCTGCACACGGTCATCGGCTGGCCGAGGATCGGCGTGGAAGCCCTCGAGCAGCGACTCGACCTGGAAGCTTTCCGCTGGGCTGACGGTTCGGATTCATCGGAGCTCGAGGAGATCGCCGAGGCGAACGACTGGTTCGATGAGGCGTCTCTGGCTCACCTGGACGCGCTGACCTACGGCCGCGAGTACGTGGCGGCCGGCTCCGGCGAGGACGACATGCCGCTGGTGACGTTCGAGTCACCGCTGGACATGACGCTCGCGTGGGATGCCCGTCTGAGGATCGGCACTGCCGCTCTGCGGGAATGCCAGGGCGATCAGTACGACTACGGTCTGGCCCCCGAGGAGCGCCTGATCACGCTGTACCTGCCGGACCAGACGGTCTACGTCGTGCAGGCGAACGGCGAGTGGGTGGTGCTGGACCGAGACGAGCACCAGCTGGGCATGGTGCCGGTCTTGCGGATGGCGAACCGCCAGCGAACGGCCGACCGGGTTGGGAAGTCGGAGATCACGCCTGAAGTCATGTCCATCACGGACGCCGCGTGCCGGCGGCTCATGGGCATCGAGGTAGCGGCGGAGTTCTTCGGCGCTCCGCAGCGTTACATCTTGGGCGCCTCGGAGTCGGCCTTCCAGGACGCGGAGGGTAACGCCAAGTCGGCTTGGGAAACGTACATCGGCCGGGTGCTGGCTCTGGAGCGGGACGAGGACGGCAACGTCCCGACTGTGGGGGCCTTCACCGCGCACGATCCGTCCGGCCAGACGAAGATCATCGATCTGTACGCGCGGATCATGGCCACGCAGCTTGGGCTGCCGCCGCACATGCTCGGCTACACCAGCGACAACCCTGCCTCAGCGGACGCGATCCGGTCCTCCGAGGCGATGCTGGTGAAGAAGGCCGAGCGGAGGATTCGCCGCTTTGGCGCCACGCACCGCGAGGCGATGCGCCTGGCGCTGTGGGTGCGTGACGGCGAGCCGCCGGAGAAGTCCCGTCGGCTGGAGACGGTGTGGCGGAACCCCGCAACGCCGACCATCGCAGCGCAGACGGACGCTGCGGTAAAGCTGTCGCAGGCTGGCATCATCCCGCCAGATTCGGACGTGCTGCTGGAGATGGCCGGTCTCACCGAAGACCAGCGGCAGCGGGTGGCCGCTGACCGTCGACGCGCGCAAGGACGCAAGCTTCTGGCATCGCTGACTACGCGCGGCGGCGAGGATCCGGAGGCTGCGGATGGCGACGAGGACCTCTGACGCCAACCCTGCGGCCGTCCGGCAGCGTCAAGCGCAGCGCGGCCTGACGCGTCTCCTGATACGGGATATGCGGGGCCTCCGGCGCGTCATCATTCCGTCCCGGCTTGAAGCGACGGTGCCTGTCTGGATCGACGCTGTCCACGCATTGGTCGAGCAGTACGGGGGCGCTTCGTCCGCTCTGTCTGCGGACTACTACGAAGCCGAGCGAATTGCTGCACAGGCCCCCGGCGCCTTCAGCGTTCCTGTGGCCGAACCGCCACCGGACGAGAAGGTCGAGAACAGTCTCCGGTGGGCGACGAAGGATCTGTGGCCGCGGGACCCAGAGGACCCGGCTACGACCGAGGCCCAGCGTCAGCCGATGGGCGTCCGTCTCGAGCAGGCGGAGAAGAAGGCTGAGGCGGTCGCCCAGAAGCTGGTCGTCGACCAGGGGCGTGACACCGTCCAGGAGGCGGTGCGGCGCGATCGTCAGGCGACCGCCTGGGCGCGCTCGGCGGCGCTGGGGGCGTGCAGCTTCTGCAAGCTTCTGGCGACCCGTGGAGCCGTCTACAAGCAGGACACGGCCGACTTCCAGGCCCACGACGGCTGCCACTGCGGCGTCGTGCCGGTGTTCAAAGGGCAGCGGTTCGAGCTGTCCGACCACGCACGTGAGTGGGAGCGGCTGTACCGCGAGTTCGCGGCGCCCCACTCGGGCGATCAGCTGAGGCGCTTCCGCCTGGCTCTCGCCGAACACGGGCACCTGCCCGCTCGGTAACCCCGGCTGCCCTGGAGGTGGCCTTTCTCAGCCCCTGGAGGGCCGATTCACCATGCCTGAAGAGACTACGGAGACTGGCCAGTCCGTCGAAGAGCCGCAGGAGTCCGCGACCGCCCTGGAGGCGGAGGGCGCCGACGAGGAGCCCTTCGACCGGAAGCGTGCCGAGGCTGCTCTGAAGAAGAAGAACTCCGAGGCGGAGAACCTGCGCAAGCGGCTGAAGGAACTCGAGCCTCTGGCTAAGAAGGCCCAGGAGCTCGAGGACGCCCAGAAGTCCGAGCAGGAGCGGCTCACCGAGCAGCTCGCTGCCCAGCAGGAGAAGGCGGCCAAGGCCATCCGTGCAGCGGTGACTTCGAAGGTTGAGGCGCTCGCTGCGAAGGAGTTCGCCGACCCGGAAGATGCCGCCGGCGCGCTGGATCTGTCCGGCTACGTCGACGACGACGGCGTCATCGACGTGGACGCTATCAAGGCGGACCTGGCGGATCTCCTCAAGCGCAAGCCGCACTGGGCCAAGGCCCCAGACGGCCCTCGCCGCCCGGCCCCGGACCGCACGCAGGGCTCCTCAGGCAACGGCAACCGAACCCCCAACAGCCCGGCGGACGAGTTCGCGGGCTTCATGAAGAGGGCCCTCAACGGGGGCCGCTGAGAGAGGTAGACCATGGCTGCTACGCCGCCCATCAAGCTGTCGGACATCGACAGCACGTTCCTGCCCGAGACCCTCGTCGGGCCCATCTTCGAGAAGTCCGTCGAGCAGTCGGCGGTCATGTCGCTCGCCAAGCGCGTCCCGCTGGCGATGACCGCGAACACGGCAGTTCCGGTCCCGCTGGACGTCCCCACCGCGGACTGGGTCGAGCAGGCCGGCCGCAAGCCGATCAGCACCGGCGGCGTCGACATCAAGCAGATGACCGGCAAGAAGATCGCGGTCCTCATCCCGGTCGCCATGGAGGTCGCGGACAGCAACGCGGCGGGCCTGTGGACCCAGCTGCAGCGCGACCTGCCGACCGCCTTCGCCCGCGCCTTCGACCGTGCCACGATCCACGGCAAGACCATGAAGGGCGCCACCGGCCCCTTCGCTGACTACCTGGCGATGACGACCAAGTCGGTCACCCTCGGCGGCACTACGCAGGGCAACGGCGGCATCTACGGTGACCTGGTCAAGGGCATGAAGGAGGTCATCGACGACGACTGGGACTACACCGGAACCGTTCTGGACAACCGCATGAAGCCCACGCTTCTCGGCGGTACGGACACCACCGGACGGCCCATCTTCGTCGACACGACCGTCCCGGGCACGGGCGCCGCCCTCGCTGGCACTCTGATCGGCGAGCCGGTCGCCTACTCTCGCAGCGTGTCTGGCAAGCTCCGCCGCCAGTCCGGCACCATCGACACCGGCCTGCGTGGCATCGGCGGCGACTGGTCTCAGACCGCCTACGGCGTCGGCATGGACATCACCGTCAAGATCTCCCGCGAGGCGACGTACATCGACGAGGACGGCGGCGTCCACTCCGCGTTCCAGGAGAACCTGGTGCTCCTCCTCGCCGAGGCGTACTACGGGTTCGTCCTCGGCGACGAAGAGGCCTTCGTCAAGTACCTGGCAGCGGGCGGAGCTTCGTGACCTCCGGCGGGTCCGGCGGCCGGGCGCCGATGCAGATCGTGGCCCGGCTGCACGGCTACCCGCCGCGGCACAATGCCGGAGCCGAGTGGATGGCGCATTCCATGCTGCGGGCGCTGGTGGAGCGCGGCCACGATGTGTCCGTGTGGCTGTCTCGCTACACCAGCGACCGCGAGGCTTACGACCTCAACGGCGTACATGTCGTTCCCCTGGAGACGCGCCTCGACGCCGGCACGGCAATCCGAAGGGCGGACGTGGTCGTCTCCCACCTGGAGAACGTTCCGTCCGCCGGGGCGCTGGCCCGGGGATACGGCAAGCCGCTTGCTGTCGTCGTGCACAACACGCACCTGCCGAGCTTCCGTCAGATGGCTGGCGGCGACACAGCCCTCGCGGTCTACAACTCCCAGTGGATGGCGCGTGAGGCCGAGCTGTTCTTCTCCGAGTACCCCAAGGGCATCCGCCCGTCCAGCGAGATCATCGTCCGTCCGCCGGTGTTCGCCGAGGAGTACCGGACGAAGCCGGGCTCCAAGGTGACGCTGATCAACCTCAACGTGGAGAAGGGCGGCCGGCTCTTCGAGAAGCTCGCCCGCCGCATGCCGGACGTCGAGTTCCTTGCGGTGACTGGCGCCTACGGCGAGCAGATCGTTCCTGATCTGCCGAACGTCGAGGTGCTGAGCCACATGTGCGGCCATGACATGCGGGAGCAGGTGTACAGCCGCACGAAGGTGCTGCTGATGCCTTCCTCGTATGAGTCGTGGGGCCGGGCTGGAGTTGAGGCTTTGGCCTCGGGCATCCCAGTCGTCGCGCACCCCACGCCGGGGCTGTGCGAGTCGCTGGGCGAGGCCGGCGTGTTCGTCGACCTGCACGACGTCGACGGATACGAGGCAGTCCTGCGCAAGCTCCTGTCCACCCCGGCCGAGTACCGGCTGGTGGCAAAGCGGGCGAAGGCCCGGTCGGCCGAGCTCGATCCGACACCCGATCTGGCTGCCTGGTGCGATGCCGTAGAGGCCCTGGCCTGATAGGAGGCGGCGGTGACCTTCGAACCTCCTACGGCTGAGCAGCTCGGCCTCTATCTGGGTCTGGGTGAGATCGACGGCGAGCGGGCGGACCTGCTGATCCGCCAGGCTGTCGCCCTGGCCGAGTCGGCGGTAAAGCCGCTACCTGACCAGGCCACCGCAGTGGTGCTGTCCGTGGCTGGCCGCGCCTACGTCAACCCTCAGCAGGTCACCTACGAGACGATCGGCCCGCAGTCTGTGCAGCGCCCGGCCGGGTCAGGCGGCTTGTACCTGACGAAGGCGGACAAGGCGGCCCTGAAGTCTCTGGCGGGGCGTGGTGGGGCGTTCACGGTCGACCCGACGCCTGCAGAGGCCGATCCTTCGCCGACCTGGCCCATGGCCGATGACTTCTACCCAGGTGCCCCCTACGAGCCCGGGTGGGGATACTGATGCCCGGCCCCTACCCGTTCGGCGAGGATGTGGTGCGCCTACGGCGCGGCGCCTCGCCCGGCCGCGACCCCCGCGGGCAGCCCATTCCAGGCCCGCTGATCGAGACCACGTTCCCTGGATGTGTGGTCACCCCACGGCAGTCAACGCCTCAGGTCGGAGGGGACGAGCAGCAGGCCCGGGACACGGTGATCGTCGGCTGGACGGTGTACGCGCCGCCGGGATCGCAATGGCTCACCACGGACCAGGTCCGTATACGCGGCGAGGTGTGTGAGATCACGGGCGAGCCAGGCGACTGGGGCCGCTCGGTGTTCACCGGCACCCCCGGCCCCGTGCAGTTCGCGGCGGACCGGGTGACGGGCTAGCTGCGGGCTTGCTCTACGGCGGCGAGGAGCTTCTGTGCCGCGTCGTTGCTCTTGCGCGGGATCGACAGCGAGTGAGGGTCGTCCTGCGGGGGCCGGCCTCCGCTGAGCAGGCTCTTGCTCTCCTCAGCGGGCGCGGAGCCCGGGACGAGGAACTGCACGTACCCATGGAAGAGCCTGGTGGCTTCCTTGAGTCGCGTCCCGGTGACATCGGCGGCCCGGATGCGGAACTCCCGTGCAGGCTGCCCGATCGCCCTTTTGGTGATCGTGACCCATTCCCCGTCGAACCTGACGTCGCCTTGCACGCCCTTGACGTCCATGTCGCCCCCTAGTGAGTAGAGGTGGTCATGATGCCCGCGAAGTTCAAGATGTCCAAGCGAGGCGTCGGTCAGCTGCTGAACTCGCCGGAGGTCTCCGGCGAGGTTCTTCGGCGGGCACAAGCCATCAAAGCCATCGCTGAGGCCGCCTCGCCGGTAGGCGGACGAGGCGACCCTCACCCGGGACGATACAAGTTGTCCTGGTACGCGAGACTGGAGCGCAAGCCGATCGGCAGGTCGCAGAAGAAGCGCCTCGTCGCCGTGGTGGGAAACTCGTCGCACTATGCGCGCTGGGTCGAGTACGGAACAGAGCGTGTTCCAGCCCATCACATCCTTCTGCGCGCCGCTCAAGCGGGGGGCGGCAACTGATGGCCGCCGTCGGCTCTGTCGACATTGAGCCCGAACTCATCGGCTGGACACAGAGCAGGCTCGGGACCGAAGTCATCGTCCGGGACGAACTCGACAACAAACTCGCCGACGAACTGCCCACGGTGCAGATCGAGGTTGTGGGTGGAGACGACGATGGCATTCGGCTCGACCGGGCCCTGGTAGACGTCAACGTCTACGCAGCCACTCGGGCTGAAGCTGTCGCCCTGGCGGCTCAGATCCACGGGCTGTTCCAGACCGAACTTCGCGGCTCCCGGACCACCAACGCCGTCTTCGGCCTGGTGGGCACGGTGTCGCGCCCAGTTGCACGACCCTACGAGAACACCGCTCTCCGTCGAGTCGGTGCCACCTACCAGATCTACAGTCACCCGGTCTCCTGACCGGCTTGGGCCCGCGCCGGACCCGTCAGCTCCCGCCCGTGCGCGGGCTTCTTCACGTCTGGAGACGTCATGGTCAACATCACCCGCGCCGCGGATCTGCTCGAGGTCGGCGCAAACGGCGGCGGCTGGGTCGCGCCGCTCGGCACCGCCTCGCCCGGCGACCCGGCGGTACAGCCGCTCGCCCCGTGGCTCCCGCTCGGCGCCCTGTCCGACGACGGCCTCGTCCAGGGCTTCGAGGAGGACTCCCAGTCGTTCACGCCGTGGGGCTACACGGCACCGATCCGAACCACGATCACCAGCTCGCTGCGGACGTTCTCCGTCACCGCGTGGGAGACAGGCCGGACTACGGTGCAGTCCCTGCAGTACCGCATTCCGGTCGACGACCTGGAGCCCGCGTCGGGGCTGACGACGTTCGCGGAGACCGCGTCGCCGGTTCCGGACCGGCGGGCGTTCTGGTTCGTCGTCCTGGACGGCGAACTGCAGCGGGGCTTCTACGTCCCCCAGGGCGAGATCACCGAGCGGTCGGACGTCACGCACAAGCAGGACGAGGTGGCCGGCTTCCAGTGGACGATCACGTCCTACCCGGACGAGTCCGGCAACACCGTTTACCACGCTGACCGCGTCCCGGCGACCCCCGCCTACACGGGGTCCTGATCGGGTGGGCGGGTCGTCAACCGTCGGCGCGGGCCCGGCCCGCCCACCTGCATTTCTGCCCGCGCCATCGACCTAGGAGGTCCGCGCCATGACCGAAGAGAAGACCACTCCCGCCGAGGCCCAGGAAGTCGAAGCCACGGGCCACTTCATTACCGCCGGACTCGCCAGCAAGGACGTCGAGGTCGTCCCGGGCGGCGCCTGGCGCCAGTCCACGATGCGCAAGCTGCGCGCGGGCGACATCGACGGCTTCATGGAAGACGTGCTCAGCCCCGACTCCTACGAGGTCTACCTCGAGCTCGACCCCACCAACGACGAGATCGGCGAGTTCGCCAACGCGGCCGGTGAGGCGTCCGGCGAGCAGATGGGAAAGTCCAGTGGACCGTCGGCGTCGTCGAGGCGCACGCGGAGGAAGTAGAGGCCGATCTGGCCCGCTACTACCCGCGCGACGCCGACCAGATCGACGCGTGGTGGCGGGGGGAGATGACGTCTCGCCGCCTGCGGGTGCTGATCCAGAACCTCCCGCCGGAGTCGTCCACGATGACGGCCCTGCGAAACAGCCTCTCGGATGAGGAGCTGGCCGCGCAGGCGGACGAGGGCGAACCGGAGAAGGGCCGCTGGTCCCAGGATCAGCAGCTGCTGGCCGCCTGCCACGACGTTCTGCGCCGGATCGAGCACGTTCTGATCTGCGTGAACACAGAGAAGAAGGCGGCGTGGCCGGCCCGCCCGGAGCCGATGCGGCGTCCCGGGGCCGCTCCGAAGAAGGCCAAGAGGCCAACTCTCACAGAGTCCGGCGCCGTCCGCTTGTTCTCGCTCATCAACGGAGGCGCGGCCTGACGCGCGGAGGGGAGTCCTTCCGATGGCGATCCAGGTCGGTTCCGTCGAGGTCGATGTCATTCCGAACACCCGCGGCATCTACGCCCAGCTGCGGGCCGGTCTTGTGCCCGCGGCGACCCGGGCGGGCGAGGACGCAGGGAACGCTGCAGGGCGCAGTTTCGGGCCGGCCATGCAGCGTCAGGTCGACGGTGTGGGCCTGCGGATCGGCGAGGAGATCGGGCAGCAGATCGCGACCCGGCTCACCGCATCCCTGAGGGATTCGGTACGTGACGGTGTGAACCAGGCGGGTCGTGCCGCTCGCCCGGCCGCCGCCCGCCAGGGGGATGACACCGCAGGCGCCTTCTCTCGGGCCTTGCGGACTCGCCTGGAGGCGGCGTTCCGTGCGCTGCCTCGCCTGACCATCGACGCCGACACTTCGGAAGCGGACTCTGACCTGCAGGCTCTGCGGTTCCGCATGGAGACGCTGGCGGGGCAGCGCATTGGCATCGACCTCGAGGCGACTGATGCCCGTGCGGAGATCCGCCTCATCGAGGCGGAGCTGACGCGGCTCGGCGCCAGTCACCCGAACGTGCAGGTCCGTGCGGACACCGCCCGGGCTCTGGCCGAGCTCGGTGCTGTGCATGCGGCCATCGACGCTGTGGACGGCAAGCGCGCACGGATCGATGTCGACACTGCCGGCGCCGTGGGCGCGGTGCTTCATCTTGCTGTGGCCATTGGCGGCCTCGCTGCGCTGCCCGCGATTCCGGTCCTGGCCGCGGGCATCGGGGCGATCGGCTCCGCGGCTGTAGCTGCGTCTGTCGGTGTGGGTGCGCTTGCAGCGGTGGCTGTGCCCGCGTTCATCAACATCACCGGCGCGCTGCAGGCCCAGAAGGCGGCGCAGGATGCCGCCGCGACGTCTGCTCTGCGCGGTACGCAGGCGGTGTCGAGGGGGGCGTCGTCCGCCTTGCAGATGGCTGGCGCGCAGCAGGCCCTGGCTACGGCACACCGCAATGCAGCCCGCCAGATCCAGCAGGCAGAGCAGTCCATTGCTGATGCGGTCCGGTCTGCGGCCGAGGCCAACACTCGGGCCGCGCAGGAAGTGAAGGCAGCCCGGCAGGGGCTCGCGGACACAATCCAGCAGGCTGCCGAACGGCAGCTGAACGCTGCGGAGCGGGTGGAAGGAGCAGAGCAGTCTCTGGCAGATGCGCAGCGCAGCGCCCGCCAGGCGCAGCAGGACCTTACGCAAGCCCGCAGGGATGCGGCGCTGGAGCTGGCTGAGCTCGGCGACCGCCTTACGAACGCACAGCTGTCCGAGAAGGACGCCACGCTGTCCGTTGCGGAGGCCCAGGAGCGGCTGCGTGCATCGCAGGCGAAGGGCTCCAAGGCGACTCTTCTCGAGCAGCAGCGTGCCCAGCTCGCCTACGACCAGGCAGTACAGCGACTCAAGGAGCAGAAGGAAGAGACGCAGCGGCTGGCGGCCGAGAAGGCAGCGGCCGACAAGGCCGGCGTCGAAGGCTCGGAGACGGTCAAGGAAGCCCAGGAGCAGCTCGCGGACGCGGAGAAGTCTGTAGCCGAGCAGCAGAAGGCGCTGGGGAAGGCCCGAGTCGAGGCCGCGCGCCAGCAGGTCCAGTCGCAGCGTGACATCGCCGAGGCGCAGGAGAAGGTCGCCGCGTCGCAGCGCAACGTCACCCGCGTACAGGAGGACGGTGCGCGGTCGGTCGCTCGTGCGCAGGAGAGTCTGGCTGCCGCCCAGCAGTCCGCGGCCGACTCCATCTCCTCCGCCCAGCGTCAGATCGCCTCCGCCCAGCAGTCGGCAGCGTCAGCTGCGGCCGGGGGCATGGATCAGGCTGCCGTCGCTCAGGCCAAGTACCAGGCGGCACTCGCTAAGTTGACGCCCACTGCGCGAGCAACGTTCAACGCGTTCATCGCGCTGCGTTCGGCATTCAAGGCCTGGTCGGAGTCCCTCCAGCCGGCCGTCATGCCGATCTTCACGCGCGCGCTGGAAGGCATCAGGAACAGTCTGCCCGGCCTGACCCCGATCGTCCTGGCCGCGGCTGAGGCAGTCGGTGCTCTGCAGGATCGGGTGTCGCGCGGGTTCAAGTCGCCCTGGTGGAAGGAGTTCAAGGCCGACTTCGCTACTTCCGTCGGCCCTGCCATCGAGGGCATGGGCGTCTCGTTCGGGCGGATCTTCAAGGGCATGGCCAGCATCGTCCAGGCCTTCCTTCCGCACATGGACTCCATCTCCGCTCGCATGCAGGCCATCACGGGACGCTTTGCGGCCTGGGGCACGAGCCTGAAGGGCAGCGGGAAGTTCGAGCGCTTCCTGGCCTACTCGGCAGAGCAGGCCCCGGTCATCGCGAGTGCTTTCGGTGACATCGGCAGCGCCCTGTTCGAGGTCGCGCGTGCGGCGTCTCCGCTCTCCGGTCCGATCCTGAAGGCTTTGGGCGCTGTGGCCTCGGCTCTCGCGAGCATCGCCGAGACGCTGCCGTGGCTGATCCAGCTCATGTACGCGGCGTGGGTCGTGACGAAGCTGTGGACTCTGGCGATGATCGCGTTCAACCTTGTCATGGCGGCGAACCCGATCACGCTGATCATCCTTGGGATCCTGGCCCTGGTTGCTGCGGTCGTCTACGCCTACAAGAACTTCGGCTGGTTCCGGGACACGGTCCAGGCGGTGTGGAAGGCGATCCAGATCGCCGCCAAATGGGCGTGGGACAACGTCCTCAAGCCCGTCTTTGACGCCCTCGTAGCCGCATTCAAGTTCATCGGCGAGGTCGCCGTATGGCTGTGGCAGAACGTCCTGTCGCCAGTCTTCACTGCTATCGGCGAGGCAGCCAGTCTGCTTGCAACGATCATCCTCACGGTCCTCATCACGCCGCTGGTCCTGGGCTTCAAGGCCCTCGCCAAGGTGGGCGAATGGCTCTGGCAGAACGTCCTGAAGCCTGCATTTGAGGGCATCGCGGCGGATGCCACGTGGCTGTGGCAGAACGTCCTGTCGCCTGTGTTCACGTTCATCGCGGACAAGGCGAAGTGGCTGTGGCAGAACGCGATCAAACCCATGGTCGCCGAGTTCAAGCGGGGGTTCCAGGACCTCGGCGCAGCAGCCATGTGGGCATGGGAGAACGTGCTGCGCCCTGTCTTCGGCTGGATCGGCGACAAGGCCGGCTGGCTTTGGGAAAAGGCCATCAAGCCGGCCTTCAGCAACATCAAGACCGGTATCAAGTCCGTAGCCGACAGCTTCGACTCCGCGACAGGCTTCATCGACAAGGCATGGAGCAAGATCGCGGACATCGCGAAGAAGCCGGTCCGCTTCATCATCGACAAGGTCTACAACGCGGGCATCGTGCCGACCTGGAACATGATCGCGAAAGTGTTCGGTGCTCCCGAGATCCAGCCGATGAAGACCGAGGGCTGGGCCCGCGGCGGCATCCTGCCGGGCCAGTCCTCGTTCCGGCAGGGCGACGACCAGCTCGTCCCGATGCGCCGCGGCGAAGGCGTCTACGTGTCGGAAGCGATGCGGGACCCCTACGAGCGGGCCCGGCTGCATGCCGTGAACCGCGCGGCCATGGCCGGCAAGCCACTCGACCAGTACCAGGGGTTCGCCAAGGGCGGCATCTTCGACTGGGTCGGCAAGGCCGCTTCCAAGACAGTCGACCTGGCGTCGACTGGGGTGTCCTGGCTGAAGGACGGCGTGAAGGCATCCGCGACCGCAGGACTGAACAGCGTCGTGGATCCCCTGCTGGACAAGATCTCGGGTTCGGCATCGCTGTACCGGGACATGGTCACCGGCATTCCCCAGAAGATCGTCAAGACCATCCTGGGATTCTCTGGGGAGGCTGACAAACGGCTCGGCGAGGCTGGCATAGGCGGAGGCGGGTATGCGCGCGCTCTGTCCTGGGCCCGCACTCAAGCAGGCCTGCCCTACCAGTGGGGCGGCAACGGCAACCCCAGCTGGGACTGCTCCGGTCTCGTATCGGCGATCGAGTCCGTCATCCGTGGCGAAAGCCCCCACCGCCGGTGGGCCACTGGCGCGTTCTCCGGCAAGACGGCGCCGCCCGGATGGGTCCTCAACGGCCGCAGTCCCTATCGCATCGGCATCACCAACGCCGGGGTGGGACACACGGCAGGAACCATCAACGGCGTCAACGTCGAAAGCCGCGGAGGCGATGGTGTAGTCATCGGGAAGGGCGCCCGCCGGCTATCTCCAGCCCGGCCTCAATCTGGCCTACAACGGCACCGGTCGGCCGGAGCCGGTCTTTACGACCTCCCAGGCCAACGCCCTGGGCCGCATGGCGGCCCAGCCGCCGATGGGGGGCCTGCGGGCCGGAGACGCGCTCACGCTCGTCGTCCAGGACGGCCCGACCCTCCGCGCCTATGTCCAGACCGAGGCCGGAGCAGTCGTCGCCCAGCACGACCAGACCCTCGTCATGCAGGCGACAGCAGGAAGGAGGTCGTAGTGCCGATCATCATCGATCCGGACGACATCCCGCCCGACCCGCCGGTGGAGTCGGTCTCGCTGGACGGCATCCTCACCGTCCGGCGGGACGACACCTGGGCCGGGGTCTATCTGATCGCCGACTACTCCTCAGACCCGGACGTGGCCCAGGTCCGCTTCGTCCGGGTCAGCGAGAACGGCGATGAGGAGCCGGTCCGCGGCGGGAATGCGGCATGGGCTCCAGGGGGCGTGGCCGTCGCCTACGATCACGAAGCCCCGCTCGGGGTGTCGTCGACCTGGTACGCCTACCCGATCTACTGGGACGGGACGGTGGGCGCCCGGTCGGACGGTGCTGCGGTCACACCGCCGGAGCCGACGACCCCGCAGGACGTATGGCTGAAGAGCCTGACGAACCCTGCCCTGTCGATGCGGGTGATCGTCATGGCGTGGCCAACGCTGGAGTACGGCGAGCGGCAAGACCGCATGGACGTGCTCGGTGCGCCGTCGCCGGTGATGCGCGTGGATGCCTGGTCGCTGGCGACGTCGACGGTAACCATCGAGACGGCGACCCTGGAGGAGCGCGAACAGCTCCTGGCGCTCCTCCAGTCGGGCACGACCCTGCTGGCCCAGACCCGGCTCGACTACGGCCGACCGGACGCCTACTGGGTGCCCGGGAAGATCAGCGAGTCGATGTCGGGGCCGTCCTACGACCCGCACCGCACGTGGGAGGTGCCGGTGACGGCTGTAGACAGGCCGAGCACTGTGGACTCCCGGCTGCGGATTCCGGGCCGCTCCTACGACGACTCGGCTGCCATGTGGCCGACCTACGCGGACCGGACCGCGACCGGTCAGAGCTACCACGATGTGACCACAGGGGGGTGAGCCTGTGTGGCCAGTATCTCCCCGCTGGGACCCTGCGCTGCGCGGCGCCGCCCGGCCGGCCGCCCGCGCGACGGTCTACCCGCCGCAGGGGGACCCGTTTTCCGCGCGACTGATCTCCTGGTCGGTCACGGCCGACCGGACCGCGCAGGTACGCCGCGCCTGCGCTGTGACGCTCGCTCCGGATACCTTGCGCGGGCTGACCGGCGTGACCGTGCAGGGCGGCTACCTGCAGCTTGACGTAGGCCTCGACTACCTCGACGGCACCCAGGAACTCATCCCGCAGGGGCTTTTCCGACTGGATACCGAGGACACCGAGCGCCCCGGAGGGGGCATCTCTCTGCAGGGTTACGGCCGGGAGAAGGTCGTCGCCGACGATCACTTCCTGCGCCCCCGCACGGACTCGAACAGCTCGGGCCAGGACCTCATCGAGCAGCTCCTCCTCGAATCGGTCCCGGACGCGGTCGTTGTGCGCCGCGCTTCCCGCGACGCCCCAGTAGGTCGCACCACGTGGGAGACGGACCGCTGGGGCGCCATCGACGGCGACGACGCATCCATCGCGCGCGCCCTGGGCGTGGAGGTGTGGGCGGACGGCCGGGGCCGGTTCGTGATCTCCGACGTACCAACGCTTTCCGATGCCCCCGTGTGGACCGTCAATTCCGGCTCGGGCGGCGTGCTTGTCACCGCCAGAAGCTCCACATCCACAGCTGGCGCCTACAACGTCGTCGTGGCCGTCGGAGATGCCTCCAACGGCACAGTGCCGGTAGGGCCGGTGGTCGTGCAGGACCTAGGGGCCACGTCCCCGACCCGGGTCGGCGGACCATTCGGACGCCGGGTGCGGCACTACTCCAGCCCCCTGCTCCGCACTGCGGGCCAAGCGGATGCGGCTGCCCGCTCCCTGCTCGCCAACTCCCTGGGCCTGACGCAGGGCTTCGCATTCTCCGCTGTGCCGAATCCTGCCCTGGAGCCCGGCGACGTCGTCCTCGTTGACCCCGAGGACGAGGCGTCGTCCCTGCATATCATCGACAGGATCACCCTCTCCTCGAGCGGCCCCATGTCTTGCGACACCCGCTCCACGAGAGCTGACGACGGGAGCTCGTGATGTCCCTGATCGACGCCATCATGCCACTCGCATCGAACCCGACAGCGGGCAGCGCCGTCGTGGCCGCGGTCAACGGCGACGGCACCGTCGACATCACCGTCGCCGGGGCGGCCGTGACCGCCTCCTGCCTGGAGGGCTACACCGACCGCGCCGTCGGCGACGTCGTTTTCGTCGTCCCCGTCCGCGGCGGCTACGTCGTCATCAACCGCTTCACCACCGCCTAGGAGGAGGCCTCGTGCCCACCACCCCGATCGGCAGCGCCCCCTACCCGGCCGGATCCGACGCCGACAACGTCCCCGCCGACGTGCAAGCCCTCGCCGTCTGGGCGTCGACCCGCACCACGATGCGCTTCGCTGACGCCGCCGCCCGGGACGCCGCCATTACTTCGCCCGCCGCCGGGATGGTCGCCTGGCTCGACACCCCCGGCTCGGTGACGGTCCGGACCGCATCGGCCTGGCGCACTCTGTGGTCCGCTCTCTCCTGGACCGACATCACCCTCGAGAGCGCCTACACCACCTACGGCACCACCCCCCAGGCCGCCCTCGACGGAGGCAACTTCATCGTCCTGCGAGGCGGTGTACAGCGCTCCACCCCGGCGACACAGATCGCGGGCAGCTCGGTCCTCGGCACGATCCCCTCCTCGCTCGGATCGCCACTGTCCGGCGACTATCCGATCGCCGCCCAGTGGCTCGGGGACATCGCCACCGGCCGCCTGTACGTCGCGCCGAACCGTGAGATCTCCTACGTCGGCCAGAACACCGGCTGGGTCAGCCTCAACGGCGTCCGCATCCCCCTCGCCTAAGGAGCTCCTGCATGCGCTACCAGTACGGCTCCGACGGCGGCAGCGTGGTCACCGACGCCGACGGTGACATCCAGACCGGCCGCTCCGGCACGGTGTGGACGGCGAAGGCCGGCGGCAGCCAGATCACCGACATCCTCACCCTGGCCGGCACCCCCACCGGCGGCAACGTCGTCACCGACAGCCTCGGCCGCCTCGCCTTCCAGGGCCCGGACGGCGTCACCGCCACCATGTGGTGGGACTCCGGTGGCGGCACCCGGTGGGCTGTCCTGCCGACCGAGACGGACCGCATCGCCCGCCTGCAGGTCGAGACTTACGGCGTCCTCGCCTCCACGGTGGGTGAGCCGGGTGGCGTTGCCGAGCTCGACGGAAGCGGCCAAGTCCCGTCCGCCCAGCTGCCGGACCTCTCGGCGTCCTACGTGCCCTACCCGGCAGGCGGGCAGGCCGGCGACACCCTCATCCGCGGCTCGGGCAGCAGCGTCTCCTGGGGCCGGCTGACCGCAGGCACGATCGCCCCCTGGGATGGTCTGGAAGACTTGACCGGCCCGCGCTGGGTCGCGCACCGAGGCGGCGCCATGCTGGCCCCGGAGAACACCCGCGAAGCCTTCCGTATGTCGTCTGAGCTCAACGCCGACGCGATTGAGCTCGACGTGTACAAGGTCGCCGATGGCGGCCTGTTCGTCATGCACGACACCACCGTCGACCGCACCTCGAACATTTCCGGCACGACCGCGCAGCTCACCACCCCGGCCGCGCTCCGGGGACGGATCGACGCGGGCGCCTGGTTCGCCAACACCTGGCCCAGCGATCTACGGATCCCCCTCTTCGCCGACGCACTTGCCGACATCGGGAACACGATCCCGATCATCGTCCACTGCAACAACTCCGGCAGCGGCGCCGCCGCAGTCGCGGAGATCCTCCGCCAGGAGCTGGAACAGTCCGTCTGCATCATGGCCTGGACCGAGGCCGAACTCGCCGCCGCCCGCACGGCCGGAATCCCCACAGTCCTCCTCGACGCCGACGGCGTCCTCTCCGGACAGACCTACGCTGGGCTCCTCGCCGCCGGCACGGCTTACCTCGGCGTCGACTCTTCCCAGGCCAGCAACGCCACCATTCAGGCCGCGCATGCCGCCGGCCTGCGCGTCATGGTCTACACCGTGAACCGGCGCACCACCTATGCGGCGCTGCCGACCGATGGCTCGGTCTGGGCCGTTATCTCCGACGACCCCTGGTACGTCCGTGGCACCTCGGCGCTACGGGCCAGCGACATCTTCGGCGCGGGCACCCACTACCACGGCATGGCCGCCATCCCTGACCTCGCGGACTACAGGGGCTTCTTCACGCTCGGCTCGCCGAACTGGTGGGGCCTCGACGCCTCCGGCACCGTCATCCCCGAGATCAACACCAACTCCGGGTTCGGTGGCCTCCTGCACGGATACCTCGGGCCTCTCGCGTCCGCATTCACGCTGGACTTCGACTACGTCATCGACGTCTCCGACTACGCCACCGCTTCCCTGCATGTGACCCTCGGCATCGGTGACCTGCCGTTCGACGACCAGGCTGGCGGCGCGGCGAACCCGAACGGCTACAACATCCTGGTCCGCTCGAACGGGACGATCGACGTGTACCGGGTCACCGGCGGCACGCCGACCAACATCGGCACCGTGGCGACGGCCGCGATCGTGGCGGGCACCACGCAGCATCTGCGGGTGCAGGTGACCTCGACGCAGATCATCGTGACCCGCACGAACATCACGGCCCCGAACAGCGTGACGGTCACCAACAACACCTACCGGGGCGGCATGTACCCCAGCCTTGGCGTCCGCGACACCAAGACCCGATGGGCCAACATCGCCGTCACGTGACGTTGCCCGCCCACCACCGCCCCGAGCCGACGGCCGGGGCTTTCGTCATCCCTGGAGGCGCCGTGCCAGCAGAGTGGATGCCGGGTGCGACCCGGCTCGATGTCGGCGGCCACGCCCCGACCGACGGTGGGCCACCCAAGGCCATCGGGCACATCACGTGGGACGAGAACACCACGCCTGCCCGGCCGCTCGACCTGGTCCCCTACGAGAACCTGCAGTCCTGGTTCGGCCGGAACCCCAGCGGAATTCCGTCCGCGCCGCACATTTTGTGGGACCCGTTTACCGGCCGCTTCACCCAGTTCCTGCCCGCCTCGTCGCGCTCGAAGTCGCTCGCCGACAAGGCCGGCGGCACCCGCACCAACCGTGCTGGCGCCGTCGTGATCCAGGTCGAGGCCCTCTTCTTCCCCTACTGCCGGGTTAACGGCGTGGTGTACGCGCGGCTCGTCGACACCCCCTGCAAGGGCTGGCCGGCGCTGCTGGCGTGGATCCGCTCCTGGGGCGTCCCAGACCGCTGGCCGATGGGACGGCCCACCGATTTCACGTCCCGGCGGAACGAGGAGATCTGGGAGGAAGAGGCCGGCTGGTACGCGCACGCCCACGTCCCCGAGAACCACCACCAAGACCCGGGCAGCTGGCCTGGGTTCGCTACCGAGGAGGCTCCCGACTTGGACGCCACACAGGCCAAGCAGCTCGCCGAGCTGCACAAGGCACTCGTGCCCTACATGGGCTGGCAGTACAAGGGCAATGGCAAGGTCGACGCCTGGGCCCAGGTGGGCATCGCGGCGAACCAGTCGACGGCTGCGGTCAAGGCGATCAGCGCGGTCGGCTCCAAGGTCGACGGCCTCAAGACCGCTGCTCTCACCGATGCCCAGGTCGCAATGATCGCCGACAAGGTCGCCGCCCACCCTGCTCTCGCGGAACGCATCGCCGAGCTCGTCGCCGACAAGCTCGCCGCCCGCCTCACCGACTGAACGGATCCATTATGAGAATCTTCGGACGCGAGCCTGCGCTCATCATCGCCGCCCTCTCGGCCAGCCTGTCCCTCCTCGTCACCTTCAACGTCGGCCTCTCGGGGGAGCAGGCCGGCGCGATCGTCGCCGTCATCTCCGGCGTGCTGGCCGCCGTGACCGCAGCCATGACCCGGCCGATCGCGCCCTCGGCATTCACCGGCCTCGTCGCAGCAGGGGTTGCCCTGCTCGCCGCCTACGGCTTCAACGTGGCCCCGGAGACGGTCGGCGCCCTGAACGCGGTCGTCCTGGCCGTGCTGGCGCTCGTAACGCGCGGCCAGGTCAGCCCGGCCGTGGCCAACAGCCGTCCGCTGTCTGGGGTGTAGGTGCCGCGCCGCGTAGCTCGGCGGCTGTCCCGGATCCTCGGCCGCCGCGGCGCGTTCCTGGCCTCCTTCGGCGGCCTGTGGGCGCTGTACGGATTCGGGCAGCTCGTCGAGCCTCTGCCGGACACCCGCGGCATCCGGCTGCTGCTCAACTTGATGCCTCTCGACGCCTGGGCCTGCTGCTGGATCGTGTCCGGTCTGCTCGCTGTGGCGTCGTCTGTGCTGCCGGAAGGGCGGGACTGGATCGGCTTTCCCGCTCTGCTGGCCATCGTCGTCCCTTGGATGCTCGCGTACTTCGTGTCGTGGTGGCCTCTCGGAGACACAACTAGGGGGTGGGTAACGGCGCTGATCTGGGCGGTAGCCACAGTGCCGGTGATCGTGGTGGCCGGGTGGAGAGAACCCCCGCGCCCCAAGGAACTGGAGTGAGCCCATGAGCGTCGAGATGTGGACCGCGGTGTCCAGCGGCGTGGTGGGGGTGGCCTCGGCAGGCGCGGCCGTATGGAGCGGCCGGGCAGCTCGCCGAACCGCACGGGACCACCGGCGCGACGACTTCAGCGTCGTCACCGACCGCATGGAGAAGGAGATCGATCGGCAAGGCAAGCGGATCGGTGAGTTGGAGCAGACTTCTGACCGGCAGGACCAGCGACTCGAGGGTGCAGGTGTTGCCATCAGCCACCTCATCGACCGGGTCCGCAGCCTCACCGCGTGGGCACGGTCCATCGGACTGGAACCGCCGGCCGCCCCGCCCGTCCCTGAGCGGGCCCGCGAGTTCATCCACCACGACGTGTGAACTGGATTGCTATGACCGAACCACCGACCGAGCGTCGCGTGCAGCCGATCGTCGACATGCTCGCGGCCGATACGGAGACGCTCGTGGAACTGGGCGTGCTCGATCCCCAGCCCGAACCCGAAGCGCCTCCGCCAGTCGTCCTGCCGGCGCCCTAAGCTTGCCCCCACCGCTTCGGCGGTGGGGGCCTTTTGGTGTGCCGGGCCGGGGAGTTAGGCCTCGAAAAGATGTCGTATCAGGGGTGGATTCGGGCTACCCCGCGGGCCTGCAAGAAGGCCGCATAGGCCTCCTGGCAGGCCGCGGCCATCTGCCGGAACTCCTCTTCCCTTACTTCGGTGACTTCGTGATCTTCGTCGGGGACTCGCTTCTTAGACATGTGCATGGCCCACTTGCTGGCCAGGTGCCACCAGATGTCGAGCCGCTTCTTCAGGTCCTCGTCGGGCGTCCAGCCAGGAGCCAAGTCCGCGGCCAGGATGTCGTGCTGCTTGCTCCCGCGGGTTAGGAAGTCGGCGATCAGTCGAACGTTCAGTACGAATGACTCGGTGCACGCCACTTCCACTGCCCAGGGTTCGATCCGTTGCTCGCCGACCACGAAGGGCAGCAGGTCCCGCACCTGTGTTGCAGCGAGGTCCAGGAACATGAGCACGCGCTGATGTGGTGACGGACTCCAGGCAGCCCAAGACGTCTCTTCAGTCATGGGGCGAAGGGTGCCTGCCGCGGTGGAATCAGGGCAACTCCAGACCCAGGAAGCAGCCTGCTGACTGGTGCTCTGTGCAACACTGAGGACACGGCCCCGACGGGGGCTGAGGCGGGTGAGGCGGTAGCCAATGCCGTTCCCCTGAGACGGGCACCTGCCGTCTCCCTCGGCTACTAGGGAGACCCCACGAAGCCCGCCCCGGACATACACCGGGGCGGGCTTCGTCATGTGTGCGACTTTCCGCCACACCCCTACCCCGTGGCCGATAACGGGTGCATGCTGTCGGCACGGCCTCCCCGCCACCCCCGTCGGGGGATCCGCCAAGGCCCCGCCTGCTGCTGCGATGCAGGCGGGGTCGCGCGCTGCCCTCTCGCCACCCGAAGCCGGGCATGCGATCACGGGAGCCGTGTGCCTAGCCTTGGGGTCCGACCACCCAGGGGGGCCTGGAGGATCGATGCCCCGCCCCATCTGGTCCGGCGCCGTCAGCTTCGGGCTTGTCACCATTCCGATCAAGGTGCTGCCCGCGACGGAGTCCCACAACATCTCGTTCAACCAGATCCACCTCGAGGACGGCGGCCGCGTCCACTACCAGAAGGTGTGCGAACTGGACGGGCAAATCCTCACCCAGGACGAGATCGGCAAGGGCTACGAAGTGTCGAAAGACACGATCATCCAGGTCACCGATACCGACCTCGCCCAGATGCCGCTCCCCACAGCCAAGGCCATCGAGATCGTCGCGTTCGTACCGGCAGCCTCGATCGACCCGATCAGGGTCGCCGACGGCTACTACCTGGCCGCCGACGGCCCCGTATCAGCGAAGCCGTACACGCTGCTACGGAAGGCCCTCGAGCGGACAGAGAAGGTAGCCGTCGCCAAATTCGCCTGGCACGGACGCGAGCGCCTCGGCCTGCTACGGGTGAAGGGCGACACGATCCTGCTGCACGCCATGAAGTGGGACGACGAGATCCGCTCGCCCGAAGAGCTGAAGGTGAACGAGTCGGAGCTGACCGAGGACGAGATCGACCGCGCGCTGGATCTCCTGGAGAGCATGACCGTGGAGCACCTTGCCGATCTGGAGCTTGTGGACCACTACCGCGACGCGCTGGTTGAGGTGATCGAGGCGAAGGCCGAGCACCGGCAGCCGAGGCCGGCCGACGAAGCGGCTGCACCCTCGGGGCAGGTCATCGACCTCATGGCTGCACTGGAGGAGTCCGTGGCGAAGGCCAAGGAGTCCCGCGGCGAGACGGGTACAGCTGGCAGCGTCCACGAGATGCCGGCGCCGAAGAAGCAGGCCGCAGCCAAGAAGGCTCCTGCGAAGAAGGCGGCCACGAAGAAGGCTGCGGCGAAGAAGACCACGCGGAAGCGGGCGTCCTAGGCGTTCACCCCTACTCGAGCACGCCGAGCTCGGAGTCGGGCCGGCAGATCTCGCACGCCCGCAGGCCGCCGGATGTGATGGCCTGGCGCGCCTGGGCCTCGTCGAGGGGCTTCGTGTGGTGGCTGGCCATGCGGCAGTCGCCGAGGTGCACGGAGTCTGCGGTGGCCTTGCCGCCGGCGCGCAGGTAGGAGAGGACGTAGGCGGGACCGTCGGGTAGCGGCCGCCGGGAGGCGCGTTCCCGTAGCTTCCCGAGCTCGGCTTCGATCCAGCGCTCGGTCTGGGCGACCTGGGAGAGCTGGACACGGTAGAGGAAGCGGAGCTTCTCCAGCTCGGGCGACGTCGGATCATCGTTCACGTGTTCGATTCTAGGCGCCTCGCTCCGCCAGTACAGCCCTACCCTTCTTTGACCAGTCCCCGACGGTGGAGGGTCGCTCACCCAGCACTTCAGCTATCTCTACGATGGTCATCCCCAGCGTGTTCGCGAGATGGACATCGACGTGGAAGTCGTCAAGGGCTTGAGCGGCCACTGCCTTGGCATGCGACAGCCGCGCACCCACCACGGACCTGGCCGCATCGTCCAGGGAATCGTTCCGTCGATAAGTCACGGCACCCCCAAGCTCACAGATGTTGGGCGCAGTATGGCCCGACGTGCCCTCGACTGTCAGCGGCTGCTCGTACAGTGAGGTCATCTATCCGCGTCTTCTGGCGACGCACTCGGACCCGCCCCGGCGTGATGCACCGGGGCGGGACGCTTTCAGTCGGCGGCCCCGTCGGGGCCCCGCACCTGCTTCTTGAGCGCCATCTCCACGTCGTACCGGGACTGCCCGGTCGCCTCGGCATGCGCCGTGATCGCGGCCTGTACAGCCGCCGCTGTGTCCACGGTCAGCGCCTTCGCCTGCATCTCCGCCCACGCAGCGGATTCCAGCTTGATCAGTTCGTCAGAGAGTTCGATCGCCACAGGCGGATCCTAAGCGGCGAGCTCCTGGTCACCCTGCATCGCCTCGGTCCACGCGGCCACGAGCACCCGATAAATCCGCTGCTCGTCCGCCGTCAGCGGGCGGCGCTCCTCGCCGGCGCGAGCGTAGAGGGTGCGGATGGCGTCGTTCAGCGCGTCAGGGCTCGGGGTCTCTCTGTCGTGGTCGGGCATGCAGTCAAGGCTAGGGCCCGGGTCTGACAAAGCGGGCAT